CGCCCCATGCCCAAGCTGAATAAAGGTCAAAGGCAGACTCACAAGCCGATTGCACGTTCTCGGGCGCAATGCCTACGTCACCTATCCACTCGGGGGTGGCGATGACAAGAACAAGCGTGGAGTCACCTTGGCTGTATCCGTTGGACTGCGCGTTATGGCAGATGATGCCAGCGCGGTTTAGCAGGCTCTCGGCAACGTCAAACCATTCACGGGCGGAACGCCAATCGCTTGGCTTTGAGCCGTGCTTTTCAGAGAGCAGTTCAATAAAAGCTCCCTGGATTGAGCCGTATTCGGCGAGGGCTTCGGAAAACTCTTTTAGAGAGCAATCCAGGTATTCACAAATCAATTTGACCCGCTCCCCTCGTTCCCAGCATTCGGGAGGCAGCATGCGCACAATATCAGCGAGACTCTCAGGGCCGCTGTAAGACTTGAAATCTTCATGACGACCGCCATAGTAAGCGAGCAGCGGTGGCTCGCAATCCCAAGCTTCGAAGGGGTTTTCGGGAGAGATGTCTTGATCGATACTGACTGTGTAGTTTTTGTAGGTCTCGGTTTTCATATTCGGTTCAGCTTGAGTGTTTCTTTGTCGTAGTTATTGTAACGCATGAATAGAGAGTTGCAACATATTTGTGCGGTATTTAATAGGGAGCGTTGACTTTAATCTCTCGGAATAGATACTAGCCGGTATGGAATCTAGTTTGCCTCCGCCAGAAGTCTCTTGGGATACAGTTCGCGGGGTTGTGGAGTCGGGTGTAATGACGCTCTACGCGGCTGCTCAGAGGTTTAACCTGCCATTCGACACGGTTAAGAAGCAGGCGAAGCGCAACGGCTGGGTGACTCCGCAAAGAATCCAGCGCAAGGTTGAGGAGTTGCGAGCCGCTCAGGGACTGTCCCCTAAAACGTCCCTTAGGGTCGAAAAAGGGGCAAAAACCGTGCAAATTGCAGCGGAAACCTTGCTTTCGAAGCAGGAACAGCACCGGGTGATCGTCCAGCAAGTCACCGAGAAGATGTGGCAAAAGGTGGCAAAAGCGCCACCTTCGGTCGAAACCGTCAACGATCTCGAAAAACTCCAGAAAGTCACCCGTCTCAACCTGGACATGACAACCGGCGAACCTCAGGCCGTCATGCAAGTGCTCTTGGGCTCGCAATCTGACATCGGGCCCTCGCACGTGAGTCAGTGCGTTGAGGTCGAGGATGTTGGAGAGTTTGGCGAGGTGGGGGAAGGGGAGTGATAACTTGTACTAATCGGTGGAATCCATAGGACTACAGAATAGTGCAAACAGCCAAGTACGTTGGTAATCAACGTGTCTCAAGAGTAAGTCGAGGAATCAGGCAAGTTAAGCTCGATCCAGGCCCTTACTGAGACGCAATAAGGAAAAAGCGTGCGGGCTCTACAGGGCCGTTTAACCCCTTGTCTAGTATAGGGATACTCGACTCACGCTGCGACGCTCTCAGAGAGCGTGTATGTGTGGCTAGCGAGGCGATGGGCACGTGGCGGGTAGTGGTGCCAGCGGGGGAGGGTGCGGGTGTTTCTATACGATATACCACCCCTCAAAATTCTCTCTCGAATTACAGCTATACACACTCCACCGCTTACCGTAAGGTTGCCCCATGAACCCCATCGCAATCTCCTCCACCCTCCGGGCCTACCGTGCTTCCCTCCCGAAGCGCACGGGCAGACCAAATCTAACCGCCGTAGACCTCACCGGCCGCACGTTCGGTAGATGGACCGTCTTGGGGTGCTGCCTACGCTTGGCAAGCAAACCCAGTAAATGGTTGTGCAAGTGCGCGTGTGGGGAGGAGGCGGTAATCAGCTATGTCTCATTGGTGATGGGTAAATCCAAGTCCTGCGGGTGTTTGCGACGTGAGTTGGCTGTCGAGCGCCAAAGCCGCACCTCTCTGCGCCACGAATGGAAGGGCGAACTGCGCACCACCCAAGAGATCAGCCGCATGGAGGGAGTCTCGTATGCGACGATGATGCTCAAGTGTGAGGCGGGGGATATGGAGATCGCACAGGGGATTGCGTACTGCCGAGAGCAGGAGCTTGAGTTTAGGGAGACGCCACGAGCGTGTTGGAAGAGAAAGCAGAAATAAAGCCCGTACTACCCTACTTTATACCCTCAATAAGGTATTATTCTGGAGGGAAGGGGGCTATAGGGTAGCCTACTTTTGTAACAGAATTCAGTTAATAGTCCTTGCGGCATGGTTCGAATCTGTTAGCATTAGCAATGCCTCGAGATATTCGCCTTTCCACTGACCACTGGGAGCTTTTAGGCGATATGCACCCCCACCATAAACTGCTCTACACACTCATGTATTTGAAGGCCGATCATGCTGGAGTTGTCACTCACGCTCTCAAGGAGTTCTCTGGGCTGGCTGGGTACTCCTACTCCCAGTCAGATGTCGATGCTCTTGGGGATCGGGTAAAACGCTTGGATGACCGCAGAATTCTCGTTACCGATTACCTGAGAAAGCAGTATAAAACCCTCTCTCGAAAGAGTCATGGGCAAAACAACCTCTGGGCGGCTATGGCCACTCATTGGGGTAAGCCTACGGCCGATGGCAAGGAGCCTTTTGAGCTGGCATGGCACACCATGGGGATTGGTCACAAGGTTCCCGAGTTTGCGGATCATTACTCTGGGGTTGGGCCAAAGCCCGAATGGAAAGTAAAAAACGAGAGGGAAGTTGAGCGTGCGGCGTCAGTACCCATCCCGTCTTGGTGGCCTGCAACGCTGGTTATAGATTTTCACAAATGGATGGACAAGCGCGCCGAAGCCCTCCTTAGACAAACCTCAAAAGGGGAGTCACAGCACTTCCTATGGGATCTGGGGATGGCAATGAGTGCGGTAGAGAAGATTAATCAGTGGCTTGAACTTGGGGTTCACCACTCGAAGATTTCTGATTCCATTGCCGCTGCATATCAGGGGTCATACCCCTCCTTTAGGATGCCTAAACTTACAAATGAACAACTTCGCCGAACAGACCAAGAAGACCAATGAGGCCGTGGCGATGCTGCGCAAGGCTTGCGCGGAGTCATCCGATGGCAAGGAAAAGTGGCGCATAGCCCAAGCTGGCATTGGGGAGTACATGGCTTCACTTCGCCGTCGCCGCCGACTAACCGTGGCAAAGGTAGCAAGGTTAATGGGAGTCAGCGGACCATTCCTCACAATGCTAGAAATGGGTCGTCGTGACTGGACTGAGATCCAGATCGAGCGCTGGGATTACGCTATGGAAGAGCTTCGTGCCCAGTGGGAGAGGCTTAACGACAATTCAGAAACAAAGGACGATTATATATGAAAATATTCGAAAAAGACTTCAAGATGAATTTCGTGGACGACAGAAACGTCTTCGTTGGGTTCGCTTATGAATCAAGCTGCTGCGAGAGCTTCGGTTGGAGAATTGACCTCAAGATACCGGACTCGTTCGAGTTCGTTTACGATGATTTGGACCCGGTTGGCGATCATGGGATCAACACAGATGGATGGGTATTTGACCCGAAGTTTATTTACGAGCGTGGTGATAGCTTCGCCTTGGATTTTGGCGGAGCAGTTTCATTTCGTCTCCTCAAGAACAACGAGGAGGCAGGGTTCCTAACCCTATGGAACGCACACAACGGCTATTACAGACACGGCTTCCAGATGAAGGATGAAGATTTAGTGATTCACGACTCAGATCTGTGATGCACCAATAATCCACAAACCAAGAAACGCAAACAGACCACCTCATGAACGCCCAACTCGCTAAAGAACTCGCCGAAAACGCCAATGAACCCCTGATCGAAGCTGCCATCCTAGAGGCGAAACGCCTTCTTCCCAGCATCCTTACCTCCATTGAAGAGGCGGCTAAACGAGGTCGTACCTCATATGAGTATATCCAGAACAAGGATATGTATGATTGCCGCCTCTTGAGCGCGGTGTGCGACGTTCTTGCGCCGCTAGGATTCCGAACGAAATTTGCTTTACCAGGAATAACGATCTGCTGGTAATCCAGACCCTAACACAAACTATGACCACCACCATCCACCTCAACGCCCCAGATGCCCTCATCTGCACCGTCACCATATCCGCAACCTTGGGCGAATTACGACAGATGAAGGGCCAAATGGAGGCCGCTCCCCATCATTGGCATCCTCCCCTTGGAGGTCTGATGAGCTCCATCCGAGATTCCATCGTTAAGGCGGAGCGGGAGTTTACGACCACAATAGAACCAACAGAGCCTCAATAAGATAATCACCACTATGGACATTACAGAAGAAGAACGAGCACAGAAGAGCACGATGAGACGATCCTCACACGCCACAAAGCACATGCTCTTTGCGTTGCTCGTGGCGGAGGATCTCAATGCACACATCTCTGAAATGGGAGATGCCGAGGGCGGCGAGCTTTTAGTTAAGCTGCGTGACCATGTTGCCCAAGCTCTAAACGCTCAAACCGGCATGTCTCACACCATCCTATGACACCCACAAAAGACCTCGGAACCTACCATCTTCGCGTTGAGTTCGATGATGGGCGTGGCTACATCCAATCTTACCATACAGGATCTCGGTTCGACGGTGGGAGAGATGGGACTTCACCCCTTGAAGCCACTAAAATCCCTCCGACATGGAAAGATGAGGCTGAGCTTTTTGAGTGCATGGTATTTTCTTACACAGAGGGGAATTACTCCTGTGATTGCAATCGAAACACCTTCCTCGCCTGGGCCTCACAATCCGATAGGAGTGACGACGAATGTGGCGATACCATCAAACTCCAGCGACTAACCGCGATTCGCCCTGATGGCAGCGAGGTCGTGTTGCTATCCACCCCATCATCAATCCCATGAACCACACAGTCACATTCGAAGGAGAGGCTGGTCTGTATAGAGAGCGCGAACGAGCATGGGCCGCTGGGTTCATTGTCGGCCAGAAATACAAAGTCACCGAAGCTCTGCGTGGAGCCTTTCACACAACGCTAACAATCGCTGGGAAGGATGGATCGTGGAACTCGGTCCTTTTTGATGTTCCGCCTGATCTGCCGATGATGGACACCTACCTTCCGAAAGTTATTGCCCAACCCTCTCCAAACGTTGTGCAATCCCACGATCCCAACCTTATGCGCATCCTAGTCATCAATAACAGCGGGGTTTACCGGGGCCTCGAAGCCTTCGATGGCAAGACCTACACCTCAAGTGAGCGGGGTAGTTTTGCCGCAGACCTTGGTTGGATCGCGGGCCACCTGCTAGGGAAGGGATTCACTCCAAATGAGATAACCAAAGCCCTAGCAGAGGCATTCGAAAGGTTCCCATCATGATCATTTTCGTTACGGCCATGTGGATTGCTACGATCCTTTTCTTGGGGTGGAGATGCCTAGAGGCGCGTCGTGCCTACAAAGCGAGGTGTGTTCATGTAGAATTCTGGCACAAGTTGGTCCTACAGTCCCTCAGCGAGGCTCAGCAGGCCCTTTTGGAGGATGATGAAGAGGAGATGATGCGGGCCATGGATCGCTATTACGTCAACAAACTGAGGTACAACAGGGAAGTGGAGGAGTTCGAACACATGCTATGAAACACTATAGACTACTTAACGAAGGAGATATCATCCAACAGGGCGATGAGCGATGGAACGATGAATCCTGTAGGTGGTTTTTGTGTGATGACAAGAACGAGGCGTGTGGATCGTGGGAAGTGATCCGCCGCCGCCCACTCGGCAGCGAGATGTGTGATCATTTGGTTGGGCTTAGTCACCATGAATGTGCTCCTGACATTCATTATCAGTCCTCATCTGCTGCGCCTGACGTGAAGTTCAACTTCTGCCCGCTCTGCGGCATGCTGCTCACACCAAGGGGGGAATCATTATGAATGGCTCGATGGTGATAATTCTTTTCCTCTCCATCGTTTCTGGAGCAAACATTTGTTTGCACAATTACGGGACCGCCACATTCACTATCCTTATGTGCGTGTATTGTATCGTGATGAGCGCCATCGATTACGCAAAGGATGAGCTTTAAACAATTAACGCCCTCCAATTCATCCTAATAATCTCTCTATCAGGGGCTGCGATTGTGGTTCACATGCAAACGACGAAAGATTTATGAAAGAAGACGAAGCTAAACTCCAGCGCGCTAAGCTTGACTGCGACATCCAACGTACTCGTCTCGAGGAGGCTAAGATCGCCCTGCGTGAGGGCAAGATGAAGCTATTGTCTGACTACAATGCGGGCGTGGACAAGCTGGAGAAGGACATCGAGCGGGCTGAATTAACCCTCGCCTACAACGAAACCTATGTGACGCAGTTCCAGCACGAACTGGATCACCCGTTCGAGAAACGAGACGACTAACCCCTACTTCTGAGCCGCAATCGTCTCTCCCTGAGCCGCAATCGTCATCTTCCCAGGAACCCCATCCACAGGGATCTCTTCCGCCACACCTGCGTTATTGATCGCCCGTTGCATGTCCTTGACCCCAACTTGGATATGGAACGCCACCCAGGCAGACAGACGCTCCTTCAGGAAAGCCGCAACCAACCCTGACGCTATCAGCAGTTTATCCTCTGGAGGCGCGTAACCAAACCAGCGAGTGCTAAAGTACACGATGCCACCAACGGCCAAGGAGATCATCCATTGGATGGCGGGTCCGCTGATGACGTTGTTGCGGTCTTGGCTGGCGAGAAACTGAACGATAGATTGCTTGAATGAGGGTGGGTTCATGAGAAGACGTTTTTACCTTGGTCGTGGAGGGCGCGGGCTTGGGCGAGTGTTTTGCCGTTGGTGAGTTCGAAGTGTGGCTCGTCGGTGATGCTCTGGAAATCACCGCCCCAAGTCAAACCGAGGGCCTTGCCGATGGCCCCCACCTTTTTGTAGAGGGGTGATTCGGGCACATACTTGCCATCTTGGAAGACCGAAAAATCGAAGGCGCACCCGTGATTATGCCAGGATGAGCCGGGCTTAGCGCGGGTCACAATCGGTCCCGGCTTAGTTCTACCTTGTGCATATAGGGCGGCCTGCTCCTCATACGTGCGGGTGCCGCTCGTTATCTTGATCTCAATCCCAGCCTCCTTAGCCTTAGTGATCAGCATCCTCGCATACGACCTCACTTGAGGAAGGAGGGTTTGGATGTTCTTCTCGCTGCGGGCGTCGATGCCTGTGGATAGATCCTGGGCTGCCGCTGGAGCGCTGACAGCAGGAAGTTTAGCGTCAAGAGCCGCGATTGTCAGAAGTCCAGGATTACCGTCGTCAGCAACATTCAGGCGGCGCTGAACGAGCTTTATGAAGTCGAGAGGTGTCATTACGGATTAGGTAGGTGTTGGCTATACGAAGGGAAGAAGAAGGGGCCTGCGGGATATGGGGCAACCTTGCCCAAGGGGCCGCTGTTCCAGATTATGGAATTCATGCGGTGTTGCTCGGACATGAAGCGGTTTGTGCCATCGCCAAGGGTCTTGAACTGGCCCTCGACAGCTAAATATTTCTCCTTGTTCGCGGCCATAGCTTCCCGCAAAACGATGATGGACTCGCTGTTGGCGTGCGCCCTGCTCTCTAGGCCCTCCCGGTCCTTGAGACTGATGGCATTAGCGATCATCACAGGGATGAGGCTATTCTGACTCTTGAGGTCGATGATGTACCAAACGCCAGCAGTGACCGTTAGGAGCATGCCCACCAAGCTGATTATCATCGGCCAGTTGGTGCGCTGGCTTGCGCTGAAGGAAGCGGACATTGCCCGGACTTCGGAGGCAATGGAGGCTACCGCGCCCTTAATGCCAGCAACCTCGCTCTCAAGACGAACGATGGCGCTCTTCTGGTCTTCCTCTTCGAGTCCGCTCATTTAGGTGAGAGCAAGAAGAAGCTGGATGAGGTAGATGACGCCAACTAAAGCGATGATGGCTTTTGCGATTTTTGCAAAAGGGTCAGGCAATCCGACATACCCAATGAACCAAAATAGCAAGTACAGCACCAACCCAACAACGACGAGTTGGATCAAAATAGGGACAAGGCCCTCAAGCGAGAGGGCGGCAAGGAGAGAGATCATAAGCCTGAGATTACGACACTTTAGGAGGGGTGGAAAGGGGAATATCCAGGCGCTCCAGCCCAAAGAGGATCATGCCGTCCTTCACGTCCAGGGTCTTCAGCTTCGCCTCTAACTCTTCCGCGAACTTGCGGGCGAGTTGCCGCTGAAGGCCGTACCGTTTGCAGGTTTCGGGTGAGAGGACGAGCGTTGTGCGTCCATAGGTGGTGAGTTCGGCGGCTAGGCGCTCTAGGACAGTTTGAGGCGGTGGGGATTCGGGCATGAAAAGATGATGGCAGATTGTTGTTGCAGATCAATACGCATTCTGGCATCAGTGCGCACTGTGGCCTATAAAAGGATTAACATGACCCTCCCACCCGCCCTCCTCAAGGAGGCGGCTGAGTTTGTGCCTCGTCGAGGCTTATCGGGTCTCGTTGCTCGACTTCTCAGGAAATGGCTGGACGAAAAGAAGAAGGAGAAAGAAAACGAAGTATGAGTGAAACAGCATTATCACGACCACACCTAGCCAAGTTCTGTGTGGGGCTTGGACTAGACATTGGCTTTGGGGGCGACGCTATCGTTCCCCACGCAATCACTTTCGATATGCCCCAGCCATACACCAATGTTGGTGGCGACAAGCAGATCATGCGTGGCGACTGCGCAGATCTGAGCATGTTCTGCGACGAGTCTTTGGCTTGGATTCATAGCTCCCATGTTTTGGAGGACTGGACCTATACTGATTTGGTGGGAATTCTACGAGAGTGGCGTCGAGTCCTCAAACCAGATGGCGTGATCGTTACAAATTGCCCGGACCAGAAGAAATTTAAGGCGTACATCGCCATCAGCAAACAGGGGGATAATTTATCCCACAAGGAGCAGGACTTCTCCCTTCAGAACTTCAAGGATCGTGTCCTTGAGCCCACTGGGCCATGGGAAACGGTGTACGAGATGCCTGACGATGGGAAGTATTCTTGGTATCTGGCCGTCAAGAAAGTATGAATTGCCTGATTGCTAGTGCCGTGTTAGTAGTTCGCCTCACCACCCAGTTTCCGCTGGATGGTGAGACTAACCTCAACACGACTATTACTCGCATGAAGGCTGAAAATACTGAAGCAGCGTCAAGCCCATTCCGCAATGGCGGAGGTAAATTAATTGATCTCACTGGCCGAAAATTTGGAAGATTGTCAGTCATCGGTAGGCATCCACAAAACGCCAAAAACAAATCTCCGATGTGGGAATGCGTATGTGGATGTGGCTCCGAGACTATTGTTAGTGGAACTCACCTTAGAGGAGGACATACGCAATCTTGCGGATGTAAAGGCAGGGAGGCTTTAGCTGGGCGATCATGTACCCACAAAATGAGTAAAAGCGTTGAGCATAATACATGGTCAAAAATAAAAGCAAGGTGCCACAACCCAACAGATAAATGCTTTAGGTATTACGGAGCACGCGGGATCTCAGTCTGCGATAGATGGAGGTTCTCATTCGAGAACTTCTTTGCTGATATGGGTTTGCGACCAAGAGGAACAACCATTGATCGCATCGATAATGATGGGAACTATGAACCGTCCAACTGTCGTTGGGCTACAAAAACTCAGCAAGCCAGAAACAAAAGGCGCTCTCTCAGATTTGAGTGGGATGGGGCTCTGATGCAGATAAATGATATTTGCGACAAGGTAGGGATTCCCCGAGGTCTGGTTTATCAGAGAGTTAGGGCAGGATGGGATCATTACAGGGCCTTCACACAGCCAATTCGTCGATCATGACTCCAAAGCTTTTTATTTGCAGTTCTCACGCATCAGGCGAAATCGACCCCACGATGATGGCGAACCTCTTCGCTCATCTGCCGAATCGCGTTGCATCTGCCCATGAAGCGGACGCCGTGATCGTGGTGGTTGGGTATAGTGGAGACTACCGGTTCAACGAGGCTCTCCGCAGCATCTCGAAGCCCATAATCCTGGTCGATTTGCTTGAGTACTTTGGGTTTTGTAGCAACCGCACGCATCTTTTTGGGATCGACGAGCTTCCGCCTAACATGCTTGGCGTGGGTGAATGGGGCACTCTGGATGAGTGGGTAAAGCACAATCCACCAGCTCTTTACTTCAAGAGGGAGTTATGGGAGGCAGATCGGCATGAGAAACTTCTTCCCATCGAGTGGCCGTGCGTTCTTGATGCCTGGGCCATCGAATCCAAGGAGGCCTTCGACCGACGCCCGTTCCAGCTTTATTATTCTTGGGGATATTCCAATCCCATCCGCCCGCGCCTCGCCTCGGAGATCTACGAACTCATGGCAGATGGCCTGATTGAGGTCATCGCCTCCCATGACCATATCGACGCCAAGCTCCACGAGACCAATCGCCGATGGGTCAGCGTTCATGTCCCGCATACCCACCGCCTCCCTATTGGCGAGCTGATGCGCAGGCAGGCTCAAAGCAAGATGAGCGTGTCGCTCCCTGGCTCTGGGCGCTGTTGCTTCAGATCGACAGAAGCGCCTCTGCACACCGTTCCTGTGATGCTTGATGACGGCCACGCGTGGTCTCATCCCTGGATTGAAGGCGAGAACTGCATCCGCATCAACGAGTATCAGATGGGCCGACAACTAGAGCGTGAGACTCAACGCGACGATCTCCACCCCATCTACGTTGCGGCTCAAGAGAACTTAGAGCGGTATCGCACGATCCCGTACATCAACAACTACATCCTGCCAGCTATCGAAAGAGTTTTATGATCACCCACTTCTTTGTTTTTGATGTTGAATCAGTTGGCCTTCATGGGGAGGCTTACGCTGTTGCTGGCGTCGTTATTGACGGCTCAGGCACTGAGCATCTAGCCTTTAAGATGGCGGTCAATCCAGCGAAGTGCGAGGGGGAGGATGGCGACCGCAAGTGGATTGCTGAAAACGTGCCATTTATAGAGGTGACGCACCAAGAGTCCGTGAAGATGCGCGACTCATTTTGGTCCCTATGGCTAAGGGCCAAGGGTGACTATCCTGGGATTGTAATGGCCTCTGAATGCGGCTGGCCTGTAGAATCCAGATTCCTTAATTCAGTGATCGACGATGCACGCCATGATCGAAACTGGGATGGCCCGTATCCACTTCATGATGTGGCCTCAGTAATGTTGGCCGCTGGGATGGACCCAATGGCTACCTATGACCGGCTTCCAAATGAAGAGCCCAAGCATTGCCCGCTGGCTGATTCTCGTCAGTCTGCTCGGTTGTTGCTTGAGGCGCTAAATACCCTATGAAATCCGTCGAAGAACTACAGCTCTCACACGAGGCCCTCCAAATCGGAGTTCCTGATGGCATGATGCGCTTTACGGAGGACATCACGATTCCCTACACAACCGAGTCCAAGTTCGGGTTCGAGTTCTTCCGTTGGCGCTCGCCCGAGATGGTGGCCGAGATGGATTGCTTTATCGAACATGCGAGGGGCAAGAAGTGCTTTATGGACGTTGGCGCTCTGCATGGCGTGTTCTCGTTGGTGTTCACGGCACTGAATCCTGATGGGGTGGCGTATGCAATCGAACCTCATGCTGAGTCTTTTATCAGTCTGTGCAAACAGATTAATGGAGACGAGCAGGTGATAGCTTTTTGTGATGCTTTATCAGACCATGATGGGGTTTTATCTATGGGGATGGAGTGGGGTATGCATCTTGTTGCAGGCTTGCCGAACGGAGCTTCTGATGTGCCATGTACAACGGCAGATTTATTCTGCGCCGGGTATTTAATTAAGCCAGACCTCATCAAAATCGACGTTGAAGGCCACGAGGCTCACGTCCTCCGTGGACTCAAGGCCACAATCGCCGATCACCACCCTACAATCTTCCTTGAGATCCACCCTAAGCGGCTAGCGGCCTGCGGAGAAGATGTCCAGGAGATGCTCGAAGCCCTGATGACTCAAGGATACTCGGCCACAGATACGCTTACCAATGAGCCTATCGGGTGGATGGAGATCCTGGCTAAGACCGAAGATTCACGCATCATTTTTACCTAACTACATGGATTTCGAACTGATTAAACGCCATATCGACCCTGTATCGTGCCTTGATATTGGAGCTAATTCTGGGGCGTGGCACAACGAGGCCCGCCTCCATTGGCCTAACGCGTACTTCTTTCTGATCGAGGCAAACCCCGAGTGCGCGGAGGCCATCGCCCAAACTGGGGCTTCCCACCGCATTACGGCCCTGAGTGACTGTGAAAAGGATGTGACTTTTTACACCCGAAAGGACGCACCTGGGTGTACAGGATGCAGCTATAAGAAAGAGGTCGGCACACCCTTCTATGAGGGCGAAAAAGCCGTTCCTCACATCATACGGACCCAGCGCCTGGATGACGTGGTCGAGGGGATGCCGTTTCAGTTGATCAAGATCGACACTCAAGGGAGCGAGCTTGAGATCCTGCGCGGGGGGCTGAATACCCTGGCCTCGGCTAAGGCGGTTGTGATGGAGTTGAGCCTAACTATCTATAACGAAGGCTCTCCCTTGGCGGATGAGCAGATTGAGTTTATGGCATCCCAGGGCTTCTATCTGGCGGAGAAACTGGGAACAATCTCACGGTGTATCGAGCCGTTTGACCCCATTCAGGAGGATGCTCTCTTTTTGAGGAAATGAATCTGCAAATCGTAACAGTGGCCGATGGCCCGCCAACGCACAGCTATCTCGTTCGAGGGTGGCAGGCTTTCAATGATTCCTGCCGACGTTATGGGTTTGATCCTGTTGTGCTTGGTTGGGGGCAGCTGTGGGGAGGGCTTGGGACTAAGCCTAAGCTGCTAAAGAGGGCGATTGAGGATGGCGCGGTCAGCGCTGATTATATCATTTTCGCAGATGCGTTTGATGTGGTATTCGCTCGCGATCCATTACAGGCGCTAGTCACCTTTCAAGAAAACTGGGAGGAATCATATAAGATCATGTGGAATGCCGAGAAGCCCTGCTTCCCTGACGCCTCATTGGCTCAATTTCACCCAGAATCACCATTTCCTTGGAAGTATCTAAACAGCGGCCTATCCATAGGTACTCCAACCAGTTATCACCAAATCCTTAGTGAGATGGGTGTTGATGGGTGGGTTGACGACTTCCAAGTAAACGGAGTATGGTCGCACAAAAATGACCAGTTGGACGTACAGCATAAGTTCTTATTCGGCCAATGCGCTCCTCACGAGTTGAAGATGGGCCTAGACTCCGAGTGCTCAATGTTCCAGACGATTATTGGCATGGATGAGAGCGAGTTCGAGTGGGAGAATGGCAGGTTCCGCAATAAACTCACCGGACAATTCCCAACAGCTATCCATTTTAATGGTCCAGCAAAGACCGATGGCCTTATGGAGCCAATCCTGAAACACTTAGGCCTATGAATTATCTCCTTGTTGTCGCTATTTTTGGCGTTAAAATGTTCGCGTCACCCACGGGTATTCGGCCCATGGGTGACGCTAACCACAACAACAAGAAGGTAATCGTTATGGCTGATAACACCAGATCACACACGGACGCAAACGGCAAGAGGATTGATCGAGTTTTCGACTCAACAGAAAAACCAACTCTTGGAAAGTTCAAAGAATACACGGGACTGGTTAAGGGTAAATTGCGAGTGATTGGATATGCTGGGAGAAACAAGAATGGTCATTATTGGGATTGTTCATGTGATTGTGGCAAGGAACTTTCAGTAAGCGCCCAAGCGCTCTTAAGCGATAAGAAGGATTCTTGCGGATGTACAACCAGGGCCAAAATTATCGCAGCCGCTACAAAGCACGGTAGAACCAGCACCACGGAGTGGAGCATTTGGCATGGGATTCGGAAGCGGTGCTTGTGCGTAACCGATCAGGTATACCATAGATATGGCGGTCGAGGGATTGGCTTATGCCAAGAGTGGACCGACTCGTTTGAGTCATTCTTGAGGGATATGGGGCCAAGGCCGAGTATGCAGCACACGGTTGATCGTATTGACAACGATAAGGGCTACAGCCCTGAAAATTGTCGATGGGCTTTGTGGAAGCAACAGCAGCGCAACAGAAGGACTAATCATATATGGGAATATAACGGGAAGCGGTTGTGTATAACTGAGTGGGCTGAGTTAACTGGCGTTCGAAAGGATACTCTCCGTAGGCGAGTTGTGGTGTATAAATGGAGCATTGAGAGGGCTCTAACAACGCCTCTAAATGGGTAGCCATTCTTCTAGCGGTGACTGTGGGGACCTCTTCGTGGGGGTTCTTGGAGTGGCAGCGTCCATCCCAGGCAAGCACACAGTTTACCTACGTGACGATGGCCGAACCAAGGGCATTGTAAAGCGAGAACACATTGTTAGGCCACTCATCGAATCCCAGCCCTACATCGCTGCCTGCAAGGTTTGGAAAGACGAGCCCATCGAGTGGGAGTCCGAGAAGTTCCGTAACGGCTACCACAGCACGACTAACACCCTGCTCTTTGCCCACGCCCGCCACGCTCGGGATAATGGGGTAATTACTGAGATCCCAACGGGTGAGTTTGCATGGCTGAAGGTCGATCCTGACAAAGGCATGAGTGAGCGTGTGGTCATCAACCGCTCACCACGCTATCAAAACGACATGTTTCCGTGGGATGTGGTGGCTCAGAAGTATGGCAAGGCCCTCTTGTTCGTTGGACTTCCCGAGGAGCATTACTGGTTTGAGGAGCGCTTCGGTAAGGTTGAGTATCGACCCACCAAAGACATGCTGGAGGTCGCAAAGCTAATTGCTGGATCATTCTTGTTCATCGGCAATCAGTCTTCGGCAATGACGCTCGCAGAAGGCCTCAAAAAACGTAGGCTACAGGAAACCTGCCTAACCGTTCCTGATTGCATCTATCCAGGAGACTCAGGTGCTCAGTATGTGGCAGAAGGATCATCCGTTCTTCCAGGCCTCGATGGCGTAGACACCATCACCTCCAGCCGAGCGCTTCGAATCGAGGAAGTCAGCACCATCTTTGTTCCCAAAGGCGGATGGCAGTACGACTCGCCCGAGACCGGTCCACTCATGACATCGCACATCGACACCTGTGCTCGTGATGTTCACGCCAAGCTAAAAAGCTCTATCACACGTGAGCAGGCTCGCGATATGGTATTGCGGTACAATATTCAGCGCTCTCCTCGCTCCTTTATGCCTAGCTTGTCGGTTTCAAGGTTTGCGTTCGTGCAACAGGCATTGCAATCTGCCAACATCACCAAGCATCCTGTCCTCGACCTTTTCTCGGGAAATGTTAACTTCAATCTATGAGCAGCTTACTTTTAATCCTCCCCCTCAGCCATTCCGACGCCGAACTCGCGCAGTCCAAGGTCGATCTCTTCCTGAAGTTCGGCCCCTATCCAGGCCACCATCTGACCATCATGCCCACGGACTCGGTGCCTGTGACAGTGGCGAACGACATGAAGGCCAAGCTCTCAGTGGCATTCGACAGCGTGGAGGTTGAGCCTATCGTTACCCAGCAGAAGTCCTGGCCTGCGGGGCCAAACGAGACCTTCCAGCTTGCGGCTAAGTACGCGGTGAAGCGCGGCCTGCCTTGGTGGTTTTTTGAGGCTGACATCGACCCCGTTGCTCCACAGTGGCTGCAAAAGTGTGCGGCAGAGTTCGAGGCTGAGCGTAAAGGCTACTGGGGCCGCATCGTCCCCACACGAGTCGTTACCAAGACCCCAGACGGCCAAATGGAGTACGGGACCGAGGGTAAGCACATGGTCGGCTGCGGGATCTACCCGCCGCAATACGGGACTGCCTCCGTGTCGCTGCCAAACCTGAATGTACGCTACATTTGGGCGCAAAGTGAGCCTCTAAGGCCCTTTGACATCCAATTGGCAGAAGAAGTCATCCACTGGGCGCATCCCACCGAACTCCTCCAGCACAACTTCAAAACAGTGAATTACCGTGTCGAAGATGGTCAGATCGTGTGTGACAACATGGACGGTAATCCACCTCACGCCAGCCACGCCAAGCCAATTGATTCACGCGCAGTTGTAGTTCATGGTTGCAAAGACGGCAGCCTTGCGCGACTCATCCTTTCTGGGCTTGTTCTCCCAGAAACACCCCGTTTTACCGCCAGCAGTGAGGCGGCTTCGCCAGGGGGAAATGGCGAAGTTTCCTCATCCTCGCGGCCCGCCGAGGTTCACGGCAGCGGGCCTCCTTCACCTCCAGTAGAGGAAGAGGCTAAGGCTCCGGCCAAGACTCCAGCGCCCAGTTTCCTCGCCTTCAAGGTCCACACCCTACTCAAAGACGGGAAGGCTCGCCGGGTGAAGAACATTGCTGCCGAGCTTCAGATTCCCGAGGAAGAGATTAGAGCCTCCATTGAGGCGGAGGGGTCTGGACTTGAGATCACCGTCCCTCAGTGGGTTAGGTTTGTTAATGCCAGCTAACACATGCTCATATGCGCATACGTGAATATCCATAGCGCGCCTCGCCGAGAAAGACTATAATCGCCCGCCATGCCCAACCTAGAAACTCCCCTCTCTGGCCTGCCTGCTCCTTATGTGAATGAGGAGGGGACTCGCGTATTGGATACACGGGTGAAGGATGTGGATGGATTACGCAGCCTGTACGTTAGGTTGCGTGATGCGGACTTGGTCTCAAACGCTGAGATGGCAAAGCATCAGGCGATGTTTGACGGCGAGCGTCCATTCCCACAAGCTCAGCGCGTCGCCACGGGTCAGGCGTATCTCTCCAACTTCAATCCTAACGACTGCAAAGCCCTGCTCGACACATCACTGGCCGCCTACACTGACCTCATTTCCGCTGACGAGACGCTGATTGAGATTTACACGAACTACGGGGACAAGACCCAGCGAGACGAGTGGAGTCAGATTATGAGCAAAAACATGAGCCGGTCTATTCGCTCATGGCCCCGGTTCTTCTTCCAATACGCTTTCATCCCGCATTACTTCACCCTCCACGGGGTCGGAATCGCCTACCACGAGGATTGTTACAACTGGCAATGGGCGGTCTCCAACTTGGCTTTGATGAAGATCCCCAGGGAGACTCGTGCTTGCGAGGATGACATCCCGTATGCTTTTGCCCGAGACAAGGCGACACCTCAAAGCCTGCTCAAGTACATCAATAACGAGCAATATGCCAAGGATGAGGGTTGGAACATTCCGGCCCTCAAGAAGGCTCTCCTCAAAGTTACCACCAGCAGCATGGACGGCTATCTCAACTGGACCGAACTAGAGGCACGCTGGAAGAATAACGATTTGGTGTGGAGCGAGCAGTGCCCATCGGTTAAGATCATCTATGGCTGGGTAAAGGAGAACAACGGCAAGATCTCCATCTACATCTTCACCGAGGACCAACTCAAAACCAATGGTGAGCCCGAAGAGTTTCTGTGCGTCAAACGCTTTGCCTACAACAATGCCCAAGAGGCGTTCACGTTCTTTACTCGTGGGATTGGCACCAACGGCACCTACCACTCCATCCGAGGGTTGGCGGCAGACATCTACAACGCCATGCAAGCGCTTATGCGCTTGGAAAACCGCAAGATGGACATCGCTTTCGAGAGTGGCCCTATGTGGCAGGTGGCGAGTGAGGAGCAGATCGAGACTGCGACTCTGACTCCTTGGGGTGCTGGCATGTTGATCAGCCAAGGCGTCGCTCCTCTGAGTATGACGATGCCTCTGCTCAATAATACCATTGAGCCAGCGGTCAATTCTCTACGCAACACGATCCAGCAGAACAGCGGAACCTACACCTCAGCAAACGCCCTTCAGGGCCAGCGCGAGATGACGAAGGCCGAGACCCTCGCTCGTCTAGAGCAGACGGCCAATCTTTCCGTTACCTCCATTAACCTCTTCAACCAGCCGATGGACCGTCTAGCTCGCGAGATTGCGCGCCGGTTTACTCGCAAGGGCTACATGCGCTCCGATCCTGGGGGCCAGTATGTGCGTGACTGGGTGAAGGACTGCATAGAAGAAGGGGTGCCAGAGGAGGCTTTGCACAACATCAACCATCGACGTACCCGTGCTGCCCGCGTGATCGGTTTTGGCTCTCCTGCCGCCCGTCGTGTGGCGCTACAGCTTATGATGGAGCTTTATCCGATGATGGATGACGTGGGCCAAGCTCGCCTCCTTAATAAGGTGGCAGGCGCTACTGTGGGCTTTGAGGAGGCGAACATCTACTTCCCCCCTGGCGAGAAGCGCGAGACCTACGATGCACAGATCGCCGAACTGCAAAACAACGAATTGGTTCGTGGCGGAGAGTGCGAAGTTAGCCCAAGTGAGAACAAGCGTGTCCACTTGGATGTTCATATCGCCAAGATGAAGGAATTCATCGGTGCATTTAGTGAGGCTGGGGAGAATCCTGAGATGTATGCGGAAATCGTTCCTCCTTTGGGCAGTCTCTACAACCATGCGGCCATGACTCTAGAGGTCTACACAGGCAACGATGCGGGTCAGTATCGCCAAGCGCTCCAACAGGTGGGCGAAATCCTAGTTAATGGCACGCGCCACCTCCAGAAGCAACAGGAGGCCGAGGCTGAGGCGATGGCACAGATGCCACCTGAAGAAGGTATGCAAGGCGTATCCCCAGAGCAACAGAAGGCGGAACACGAGGACTACACGAAGAACTTGGAGCTTCAGCGCAGTGTGATTGAGTTCCAAACTCGTATGCGCATCATGGAGGAAGAATCTCAGGCCAAGATAGCTCGTGATGCGGCTGACGCAGCGGCTAAGCGTGCTCGTGACGACGTGGATGCTGCGGCCAAGTTATTGCGCGAGACTGCCTCTGTGCAAGCAAGAGCCGCAACTAAAAGTTCGATTGTATGACCAAACTGGAAGAACTACTTAGAGACTGGAATTCCTCGGAGGACTGTAACGCCCTTCAGCAGGTTATGGCATTGCCTGTGATGCAAAAGGCTCTAGCCATCGTCGCGGAGGATGCTAAGCCAAGCGCCCCCAAGAACAACGCCTGGATTAAGGGAATGCCCGCAAATGACGCTCAGTTCCATCTTGCTCGGATCTTCGATATGCAGACAGGCATCCAATCGGCTTTAGACCGCCTGCGCGGCTTGACGCAAAGAGTTCTGCCGACAGCCCCAATCCCCGACCAAGCCCCCTACGCTCACATCAAACCCAGTTACCTTGAGGGAGAATCCGCTGAATAATTATGGAAGACCAAGCCCCACAACTGCCCATTTCGGCAGAATACACTGAGCCCACAGCTCCTAGTGCTAGCAACATGGTGGCAGCCTTTGCTGCCATGGAACAGAAGCCAGCGGAGACCCCTCCCGCCGAGAAACCAGCGGAAACCACGCCTCCTCCCGCTGATGTTGGAAATACCGAAACGCCACCCGCTGAGGAAACAAAGCCCGAGCGCGCCAAGTGGGGTGAGTTGAAGTCCAAGGCTCAGGAGCGCGACGAGTTGGTGACGACCAAGATTCCTGAATACGAGCGTAAGATCGCGGAGCTTGAGCAAAAGGCGTCCCAGGTCGTGGATACGACCAAGTACGATGAGCAGATCCGCAATCTGGAGAAGGAGAAAGCGAAGTACGAAGAGATTGTGGCGGTAAAAGCAGTGGAGGAATCGCAACAATTCCAAGACACCGTCATCAAGCCTCTGCGTGATATTGCAGCAAAAACGGCTCACATCGCCCAAGCTTACGGACTTGCGCCTGCCGACCTCCAATCTGCCATGCAGATCACGGACCCAGCGGCCCAAATGCAGCGCCTCAACGAGCTGATGGTGGACTTTGATGGAGCCCACAAGGCCAAGATTTGGGAGATGTCCGAGAAGTCGCAAGAACATCTGGCTAAGGCTTGGGACATGCAACAAAACGCCATGGAGACCAAGAAAGAGTTGGATTTCCTAGCTCAGCAAGAGCGCCAAAAGGTGGAGCAAGAGCGTTCCCAGAAGCTATCCGTGAGTCAAAAGGCGGTGCAAGACCAATTTCTCAAGACGCTTCCCGATGTGTTTAGAGATGATGCGATCAAGCAACAGGTTTTCGCGGCCCAGATTACAGACGATCCCGTGATGGCGACCTATAACGCCTATGCGGGTCAAGCTCTGGCGGTTGTGGTCAAGGATAGCCGAGCCAAGGATGCAGAGATCGCCCGCCTCAAGGGTGAGTTGGCCGAACGGGCCTCTGTCGCTGCCAAGATGGGGGGAGCCTCTCAGCAACAAGGAGCTTCCCCTGCCAATCCGCTTCCTGCGGGCGACAGTATGTTTGCCCGAGCTCAAGCGATGGGTGTGCCTATGGCATCGGCTCGATAAAGCATAAAAAGGATGTTGACGTTGAAGCTCTAATGGTCATACTCACCATTAGAGCGAAAATCCTGTTACTCATTTCAGGTGTCGGATAGCTCTCCGACAAAGCAAAGGTGAGGCACTAGAGCTAAACATCGCTGATTCCTAGCTCGGGATTGGAAAGACTGCTGGAGTCCACACGGACAACCTTCTGGCAGAAGCAACTTTTCAACTTTTCATTGCCTCCTTTTATGGCGCTTCCCGACTGTACCATCATCAACAATCTCTTTGAGATTGAAGCTAATCGCATCTCCAGCCAAACCTCCCAAAAGAATTGGGTGGGCTCGCCGTGGGACACTAACATGATCGTCCCCAAGACTGACTGGGAAGACGGCATGGGTGAATCTCCCAACTTCCTGATCTTCGACCGTGTCACGCCTCTTAATGGGCCGATCACTGTTGAGCCTGTGACCTTCAACAACGGTCAGCAATCCATTCCTGGCGGCACTTGTAACCCTCCTACTGCGGTTCTCTATGAGTCCACTCGCCGCCTCTCGATGGTTCTCAATGTGGGCGCGGTCGAATCCCGTCCGTTCTGCGTTTGGGATGGCCGGATGAGTTGGGACTTGGCAAAACAGGCTGAAAATGTCCTGCGCCAGATGCAGAGCAACATCCGCTTTGCCTGGAGTAACTTCCGTCGTGACGAATTCACCCGCATCGTTTCCAACAAGGCTGTGGCTGATGCGGCAATGACCACGAATGCTTCCACCTTCGGGACCAGCACTTCGATTGGTCAGCTTCAGCGTGAGATGCTCGACTACTGGCGCTACCGCCTGATTAATGATGGCGCGGACATCGATAACTCGATGGTGAGCGACGAATACGGCCAGCCTGTGCTGCCGCTGATTCTCTCGCCAGAGGCCCAGATGCAGTTGGTCAACAATGGCGTCACCATCCAGAACATCCGCTGGGACTCCGAGAAGGTGAAGCGTCTCAACAGCGCCCCTGGTGCTTTTGATAGCCTCAACGGCTTCAAGATGCAGATCGACTATCAGGCCCCTCGCTGGAACTTGGTTGGCGGCACATGGGTTCGCGTTCCATTCTACTCGACTGTCACGACTGCGGGCGACCCTGCGGTGGTTAACCCCGCCTACCAGACCGCCAACTATGAAGACCTCTTCATAGCCTCCAATAAGGTTGTGAAGTTCGCGATTCCGAAGTCCCAACTCAGCGCTGGCCCTATGAGCTTCCCTGCTCAGGATTACCTGGGCAATGTTCACTGGATCAACGAGTACGACCTTCAGTGCAACAAGGACCGCAACATCGGCTACTTCCGCGCTCTTCTGAGCTACGGAGCACAGCCTGTGATTCCTGAATACGGCGTCACCCTGCGCTTCCGTCGCTGCCCGCTCAACTGGACGGTGGACACCACCTGCTCCTAATCCCTAACCCTCAAGACTTGGGCGGGGTTGTGGTTCTTTGTGACCCAACCCCGCTCTTGCTAGATACCCATGAAGATCACAATTCCACAGGGGTTTGAAATTCCGCTGGATGCCGACGAGGAGGGCATCTTTCAGGTTGTCGCCACCTTCAAAGACAACGGCGACGGCACTATTAATCTCATTGAGGTAGATGGGGCTGAAATCGAAGGCGATGATGATGAAGAGGAAGAAGAGGTGGTGGTGGCTAAGGCCGCTCCCAGTCTATTCCAAAGAGCCCAAGCGGCAGGTGTGCCGATGAAAGGATAAATCTATGCCAGACGACTTTTTCATGCTCCATGTGGGCAGTCCATCCCGCCAAAACGGCAGTCCCATCAAGCTTGCTGCGACGCGAGATCCAGCGACAGATATTTACTCCCTATCCACCTCAGGAGGAGGGGGTGGTGGAGGTGGGCAGGCGGGCACAGTGATTGTTGACGCCTCAGCGCCTAATGACTTCACGCCAGGACAAGCAGCAGTTCTCCAAGCTGACGAAAGTGGAGCGCTTTTAGTCAATCAGTGCAAGCTCACGAGGGTTGACGACAAGGTTTCCGCTGACCCAAATCAGTACGCTACGGTCAGCACCGCAACCCCTGTAACAGCAGATGGCTCTGTATTCACTCTGGCCGCTGGCGAAAAGGGGTTCATCCAAAACCTGACTACTACCGCTCTATACGTTAAGTTTGGCGCTTCGGCCTCCAGTTCATCTTTTAACTTTGTGCTCAAGGGCGGAACAGCCACAGATGACGGGTTGGGCGGTAGCCGTGAAATCAATGATTGGATCGGCGTCGTGTCAATTGCCAAAGCCTCTGGCTCCACCAGAGCCATTGCTTACAAACTATCTTAAAACTCATCTCCCGTGAGTGACCTTTCCCAACCATCGAACCCTATGCCCACATTGTATGGCTTAGGATCTCCACCTGGGAGTTTGGGCGCACCCGGCCAAACTTACATGGATAACAATAACGGTAAAATCTACAAAAAGACCGGGGATTCATCTTGGGCTTTTGTGGGCCAATGTGCGTCCTCGGTAACAGATACCGATGTTGGATTCATTGGACCTGATGGAATTGAACGTTTCGCGCCTCTTTCAGCATGAAGATCATCTTCCTTATACTATTTATCGCCTCCACCGCTTGTGCGCAGTCGGTCGGGGATTGGCGCGTGCCGGTATGGAATAATCCGCCCACCACTACTACCCAGCAAAACTTTAGAGGAGCAAATTTGTCTGCGTTGGCAGCAGCAACGCCCGCTTCAAGCTCCTTCTTTGGTAAGGACGCGAGCGGCAACTGGGGATTCTTCCCCACAGCCGCTTTCATTGGACCCCAGGGCGTCCAAGGGGCATCTGGAGCCACCGGGCCACAAGGCTTAACGGGTGCGAATGGAGCGCAAGGAACCCAAGGAGCAACTGGCTCTCAGGGCCCACAAGGAATCCAGGGGCCAAAAGGTGATACTGGAGAAGCTGGTCCTCAAGGAGTGGCTGGCACTAGCGGCTCCCAAGGCCCTCAGGGAGTTAAGGGTGATACTGGCAATACCGGCTCGACTGGGGCTGTTGGCGCTCAGGGAATCCAAGGCATTCAAGGCGCTACTGGGGCCACGGGCGCAACTGGCGCTACAGGATCATCAGGCAGCAACGGGACTAACGGGACTAATGGCACCTCTTTTAATGTATCGTCGCCCAGCTCATGGTCATCGGTTACTATAGGTACAGCCTTCCAGCCAAACCCAACGGGACCGTGCCTACTGTATATCAAGGCCGCTAATTCCTCCGTAGTTGGATTGGTGGTAACAGCCAAAATAACATGGTGTGCAACCCAGAATGGCACTTACGCAGATGGGCCTGAATGCTCGTTAACCACGATCCTCGGGCTCCTCAGTCCTGTTGACACCATGACATATGCCGTCCCAAGTGGGGTTTGGATAAAGATTACTGCCACGGCAGGTGGGACAACAACTGTGACCAAGCAAGTAACTAGCTTATGAGCGGACAGGAAACAGACGAGATTCAGCACCTGAGTACATCCGTTGCCCGACAAGAGCAGCGCCTATCTGGTGTTGAGAACGCTGTTGCGAGCATGGCTGCGGATTTTAAATCGTTTACCCAGAGCTTTAACACATCCAGGGAAACGAATTGGCCCATGCTGATCTCCATCGCTGGGTTGGTTTTGGTTATCATAGGAGGATTGTGGCAAATCGTTGATCTTAAAAGCCAAGTTGCCCTGTCTCCAATCCAGGCTCAGAACGCTATATCGGTCATCGAGCGTGGCGAGTTGAGGCGCGAGATTTCAGGTCACTCAGGCCTTATTTCCGATGAGATTTCACACCGGAAAGAGGCTCTTTCTGCTTTGCAGCAGCAATTGGTAGAAGCGGAGACCCAACACAGGACGAGGGACATTGTCGGGGCTAAGGATTACGAAAACGTCATGAGTCATATACGAGTACTTTATGCCTCTATGAAGTTGCCAACACCTGACTCCCCAAGTTTTCACCCATCCATCGGCAGAGAGATCTCCACGCCCATACCAAATAACTAATGAGCGCTTCATGGAAAACATCTCCACAGTGGAGGATCGCGCCCTCATGGAGGGGAAATCCCACATGGAGAAATAATCCATCTTGGCACACACCAAGCCCTCCTAATCCGCCATCGCCACCAACATTTGACTCGACCCCAGCGATACTTAGTGATGGCGATGTAACTCAACCGATCACGGGGGACATCTTTACTGCTTCAGTTTCTGTCAGTGGGACAACACCGATTACGACCACATATCAGTGGCAGAAGGACACGGGTGGAGGGTTTGCCAACATTGTTGGTGCAACATCGTCAACATACACCGTGCCATCAGGTCAGACTGGTAATAAGTACCGTGTCGTTGTTGGTATCTCAAACATAGTTGGGAATGACAGCGCTAATAGCAATGAATCGGGTGTGGTTGTTGCCACAACGACATCAATATTCAACGTTGATAACACTAATTCCACCATCGGACCTCAGGGTGTATTTACCACCCCATTCCAGTTCATCAATACAGGCACAATTGCATCGTTCCGTTGTTATGGATACAAGGTGACGCTCAAGAACATGCAGGCCGCTGGAGCAAACGCGAGGCTGTGGGTTAATGGAGTCCTGTTCGGAACCATTTCGTCCACAAGCTACCACGATGAGATTGTGTGGCATGGTCCTGAGCAATGGGTTTTGGTGGAGGTTGATTGCCGTAACCAGACGCTTTATTTCGGTACTGTTGGCGCTTGGGTTCAGGTGATAGGGACAGCTCCAGCTATAGGCATTGATCCGGCTATTGGACGCCGCTTGGGTCCAACGGGCGCAACCGCGTTTAACCCCGTCAATGCGACCGTGATCCCTGAGGATCATTACATATCTCTTATCGCGAAAGCAGATAGCATGCTTATTCGCACTAATCTCAACTCTGGTTACATTCCTAATTCGGGGGGGTGGACCAATGATCAGCCTCAAGAGAGTACGAATGTGGTAGTTTCCCAGCCTTGGGGAACATTTAGACGCGTTACGTTGGGTGGAGATCCTCTAGCTGCAAAAGAGCACCTTTATCGCCTCCAAACAAGCGCCATCATCAGCGATATTCTCTTGCAGGGGGGTGACTCCAGCGCAGACGCCCCAACAACTGTTCGTGAATATGGCCTTGTCGTTACAGGAACCAGCCTCACCACGAGCGTAGAAGGCGTAATTTTTGGCGGATGGAGCCAGAAGATCACCAACAACCTTCATGGCCGAGTTCAGACGATCAATTTAGGCATCGGCGGAAGCCCCCTTTACCCCAATTACCCAGGAGAGAGCGGATTCAAGTCCAGCTTCTTCATCAAAGATCAGATCGTTGATAACCTCAATCTTTTCGCTAATCCAATCTTCTTCATCTCACATCTATGCAACGATGTGGGCAACCTGAATGTTTCTGGAGTCCCCAAGACTCCGACAGAATTTAAGGACAAGTTGGTGGAGTTGGTGGAGTACATCATTGCCAATGTCCCAAACCTCTACCATGTCTTCATCGGGGACATCGAGACCCACTACCAAGAGGCGTTCAGACCAACGTGGAGCCCGGCATTGCCTGCTGCGGTGGCTGAACTGAATGGCACGTACCCAGGGCTTTGCACCTACATCGCCACAGACCAAGATGTGGGCGGAGGCGTTCTTTGGTATCAAACAGTCGCGGTTGCCGTGGACAATATCCACCCAACCGATGCGGGATGTGAGACTATCGCACTCCATCACGGTCCTTATATTGATGCTGTTCTGGTATAGTTTGTAAATTATGATCTCTCCAGATTTAATACTCAGCAAGATCGACATGGCGGCACCTTCCATGCAAGGGATTGAGGCTATGAATGCTTCGTATTTTTACCCACAGACCACCAACCCCACCTGCACCATGACGCCTGGATTCCTAGTTTTAGCCTCTGGGATTACGGTCCTTATCGGGGCGGCTCAGATCGAGGTGGCGACCTTGGATTCCATGTTCGCCATCCTAACCTTGGCTGGAGCCTTGGTTGCCTCCTCCACGGCCTTTCTTGTTAACCCCACAAGGGAGACAGTCAGCGTGAAAATCGGGCGAACTCTCTTTTCGGGTGCATTTGGAGTGGTTGGATCTCGAATGATCTGGCATCTCAGCGCCAAGTACGAATGGTTATCGGGGATTCGCGACATGCTCGCCAGCGACCAGATCGTGCTCTTTGGAGCGGGCTTGGTAATCGGCCTTATTGGGCTCTGGATTTCGGTCTCGGTCTTTAAGACGGGCGAGCGCCATGCTAAGAATATAGTGGAAAGATACGCAAATTGGGCCGATCATCGGTATGGTCCTCCTGATGTCGCTCCTCAGATCCGGCACACAGCGGCGGAAGATGACGACAAGAAGAAGTGATGAGCCTTTGATCAAACCTTAATATCCCAAGCTAATGTCTTATAATCCATCCCCGGCAGCATGGCTCACAGGTTACTCTCTAGTATCTAGTGAGGCGAAGTTTCGTACCTCAACCGCAGGATCAAATGTTACCCTAACAAAGCTAACGGACGCCGAGGCAAACGCTACAACTGGGAGTATCGCCGAGTTAATCTGGGCTATGTGCTATGAGTTTTATGATGCATGGGATGGCATCTCGCCAGTTAATCGACCGCCTATCTTCAATATCACAAAGTCGGTTACGGCAAACCCAGATCTAATCACGCAGAAAGAGGTGTATACCTTTACTTTTCAAACAACCACGAACGCAACCAACGTGGTTTCTCCGTAACATCATGTCAGCCACCGTCATCGTTTACCTCGAAGGACAGCGTACCGCCAAGATTGACGGTTGTACGGGTGATCCTGTGCTGATGGTGTTCGACATGTCGAGCGGCACATATCGCGATCAGTTCACCATCGCCAACGACAATGAGGGCCTGTTCTTCCCTGGTCTAAACAACGATCCTGCGGCCATAGCTATCCAAGTTCCACCAGTGGTACAGGCCGCGCTTGTGCCTACGGGGAATATCACCATTGTTCACCCGCTTCCAAGCTCGACCACCTCTAATCTTGAGGCAAGCTCGTTTGCCATCGCGGTGTCAGACGAAATAGCACACACCCCACCACGAACTGAGGTGTCGCAGTTATCGTATTGGTGCTTTCCCACCAACAAGGATGGTGTGATCATGTTCCAAAGGTGGAGGATGGATAAAGTCATCGGGTGGTGTAATATGCCGCCAACGATCTAATGGCATCTACATTCCAGCTTATTGGCACGGACAACCCCACCGAATGGATGGTGGCTATAACGATTCCAGACCAATCCATCAACGAGAAGTTGGCGCTGTTGCCAAGCGGAAATATTCTAGAGCAGTATACGCCATACAACAAATTTACCTGGGGAGGTACACTTCCTCGGTCCACCGAGTTTGGCAATTATCGGTACATGACAAGTAGAAAGAACTCGGCAGATAGCACGACATTCTACTTCGCGAAACCTCGAACCGATGAGGAAAAGAACACTCCCTATAAAATAATCTGGGGGACCCACGACTTCGTTTGGCCAGCAGTTTTATTAGATCTGTACTTCATTAAGTCCTCTTTCCCGCAGAACACTTACAACGGGACGACAACCGAAAGCGCGATCCGTTACTTCCAGCGCCACAAGTACGTGCCTTCCACACCAGCAAACAGCGTGGTGAAGATCGAGAAGTTCTTGTCAGACACCTCATGGACGTACAGCCAACTCACCCACGAACAACCTGTTACGGCTGAGATCGACGGCACATTTCTGGGGCTCCAGGTTACGTTTCCTCGGTGCTTGCATCGTCGCGTAATCCTCAAGGAACTTGTTCCAGGGGCCCAGATCGTCTATGGCAGTGGCATGGATGGCTCAGACCGCCAGGGCACGCCTAGGCAGCAGATATTCCCTGCCACCAACTTTGTGGACTGGGATGCTTTTGTCTTTGCGGATGATGCGCCAGAGAACGAGTATAAGATGTTCGAACGGCAAAAGGTGACAATTTACCCGCCAACTCGAACAGAGCCTATCCAAAACTGACCCCATGCCCAAGAGCCCCCAGCCACCATCTCCTACTGGGTCATTCTTTAGTGCGCGCAGGTGGGTTATGGGCGATGGCCCAGTGACTAGCTTTAAGTCGTGGGATGGCAAGACTGACATCATTCAGTCGTCTCCGGCCCCCATAGTTAAGCAGGAGAACTACTCGGTGACGTTTATCCCGCCACCGACCACCACGAGTACGTCAACAACTCCTGATACCACGACTACGACCACGACAGAGGATACTACCACGACCTCTACCTCAACAACCGAGGACACAACGACTACCACAACAGAGGACACGACAACGACCGCAGATACGACTACGACATCGACGACAACAACTGAAGAGACGACCACCACAACAGAAGAGACGACGACTACAAGTACAACCACGACCGCAGAAACGACCACAAGCACGAGCACAACGCTGCCGCCTGTGGACTACTATTACTTCACGCCATCAGACACCAATCTCCCTATGGAGGACGGGGCCACGGAGCCGCTTTCCGCCACTCTTTATGCCCACACAAGCGGTGGTGATTTCGTGGTTGCTGGGGCTGCCGTGGACTTCACGATTATCACGGGTAGCGGATCACTCAGTGCTCCTAGCGGGTTAACGAATGGGTCGGGTGTGGCTACGGTGGATTATACGAATGACGCCTCTGATGCCACTATCTCCATTATTGCGGTCGGCAAGCCTAGCATGGGAGGACCAGATGCGAGGTCAGATTTCCATATCCTCAATCCCTCGCCGTCCCCATGAGGCACTACGACTTCATCGAAATAGGAACCTCGGACTTTGATTCCATAATCGGTCATTGCAGCGATGATGCGGTTGGCATCTCAATCGAGCCGATCTCATGGTACTTGGACTCTCTACCCAACCCGCCCAAGGTGGCTAAGGTCAATGAGGCGATCTCGAACGTTCCAGGGCTATGTGAGATAAGGTATGTGCCAAGGGATAAGGTGGAACTCTACGGTTTGCCGTTATGGCTGAGAGGCTGTGCTCAGATCGACAGCACTCATCCCATTATCGAGCAATACATCGCTTGCGGAAAACTACCCGCTGAGGAGGTAATGGTGCGGACTGTGCGCAAAACTACCCTTCTAGACATTTACGACCGCTTTCGGGTGGCGTCAGTGGATCTGCTGAAGATCGACGCCGAGGGCCATGACACAGTGATCCTGGACGGATTCATCGAGCAGTTCATGGAAACCCAGAGGCGGAAGAAACGCCTGCCCAAGAGGATATTTTTTGAGTCCAACTCGCTAACTACACCCCAGGCCTTGGCAAAAACAGTGGGTTTGTACGAGGCTGTCGGATACGAGGTTGAATCCACGGGCTACAATACTACTTTGGTGCGATGAGCGCACTGAAGCTGAGTATTTGTATGGCGACGTTCGATGATTTCGATGGAGTTTCTTTCTCGATTCAGGCTATCCGCATGTACCACAATCTACCTGATGTGGAGTTTGTGGTGCTCGACAACAACCCAGACGGAGCCCACGGAAAGGCTGTAAAGCAGTTCCTCCAGGACATCCCGAATCACAAGTACGTCGAAGTTCGGGATCGCAAGGGAAGCTGGGTGAAGTACTTGGCGGCTCAACATGCCTCACCTGATAGAGACATCGTTTTGGTCCTCGATTGCCATGTGCTGCTCGTGCCTGGGTTCTTTGACGCGCTCTTCACCTTTTGGGAGAACAACCCCAGGAGTGCCAATATGCTGACTGGGCCGATCATATACAACCGTTTCGATGCTATCAGCACGCACATGGACCCTGTGTGGCGAGGTCATGACTTCGGCATCTGGGCAAATCACCCCGACCACGCTCTAGGTCTGCCGTTTGAGATCCCTATGATGGGTATGGCCTGCTTTAGTTTCCTCCGCCGAGCTTGGCAGCCGATTACGCCGCTTGTGAAGGGATTCGGCTCCGAGGAGTGGTATATGGCCGAGCACACGCGTAGGAACGGGGGTATCATTGTTTGCCACCCAAAGATGCGCTGGTGGCACAGGTTTGGCAGGCCATTAGGGATTCCGTTTCCCATCTCGGTCGAGGACAAAGTCCATAATTACTACGCTGGGTGGCTCGATCTTTATGAAACCTTGAGTCACCCTAGGATCGTGGAGATGAGCCGCTGGTGGTGCAAGGAACCTCAGGCTAACGGAAGGCCTGTGCTGAGTGAGGGTGTGCTTCGAGGGATTGTGCGCGGGATTACGGACGAGAAGCTTGTGCTGTAGGGAAGAGCACATCCGGTAAAGGTGGGCGCAGGGGTTAGGCTAGAGAGGAAAGTTTGATGTCGCCCGACCAACCCCGTTGCCAATGCATCGCCCCAAGTTGAAAGCCAGACTGCGGAAACTCCTTCGGCATATCGCATAGCAGGATCTCCTTGAGACCGAAGCCTGCCGCCTTCACGTCGCGCACACGGGCCTTGGTCCAACAGTGGTTGACTGTGATGAGGAAGACGATGTTATCCGCAAGCTGCATGGAACGTTGCAGGAATGGGCGGAAGAGGGACCAAGGCGGGTTTGTGATGATCCATGTGTATCCCTTCTGAAACTTGGCATCCAGAAAATCGCGCCCCTGCTTGATTTCACACCAGTAACCACCATCCAGCGCCGTCCATTCATGCCTCTCGTTGTAGGTGTCAAAAGCCTGAATAAAAGCACCATCACCACTACATGGCTCCAAGACTGTTCCTCTAGGGCGAAAGTGCGACACAATGGCATCCGCCAAAGCTTGTGGCGTCTGCACGTCGTCATTGCTGACGTAATCTCGGTTTGGCTGGCTTTTCATAATGTTGTTTCTTGCGTTTCTCTTCTCTGCAAAACCCCTCTCTCAGGAACCCTATTTCCTTCGGGACGAGTCCGGCTTTCGGGGCATAGCTCGCCCATTGCTGGGGAGCCATGTTGAACACCTTCTCCTTGCGGAACTGAGATGGTTTCAGGACATGTGGGCGTGAAGATGATTGGCGGACGCTGCATTGGCCTCGCGCTTTCCCTTGAGGCTCGCCTACTTCTTCCCACTCGCTCGCCGGACGGATTGAACATCCCTGCTTACCTGAGTCACAAGCGCTCAGGATTACCACGCCGCACTTTCGGTCAGGCGTGGCACGTCTTGGGTTTCTACTGACAGAAGGAAGATTTCAGGGGGCAGGTCGCTACTCCTGCTATGCGCCACGTTCGCGGGTCACTGTTTCCCGCGTTACTTTCACGGGAGGCAATTCGAAACGCCAGGATAGCCTGCTGCGCGTGTCTCTCGATGATGGACGATTACGTCTAAGACCTCATCGTATTGGCTTCCACGCCGCCCCTGAAATCTTCCTTCAAATCGTGACCGAAAGCAGAGTTGAGCGGGCCGGGTGGGATCAATACTTTTCACAAACTCCCCAGCAACGTCACCTCCAAGTGACCCGAGAGCAGTTCACTCGCGATGTGCTCGCTTGACGCTACTGGCTCTCCGCTTTTGCCGCTCAACTCTACTTTCAAATCATTCCGCCCCTTCGCCGTCTCGCTGACTCCGCAGAGTGCTGCACGGCTCTAAAACAAGGCAACAAAAAAGCTAGGCCGTTGCGGGGCCTAGCTCAGTTGCAGATTCGCAAGTGGCAAGATCGCTCCCGCAACGGGCGAATCCTTATGTCTAACAGGATTCTGCCACGCCCCCAAAACTCTGCAACTAAAATCATGCAGCATAAATCCCCTGGAGAGCAGAAAACCGCTTCTTTATTGGGTTTGGCGCTCCTGGCTCCTTTCGGTCAGCAGGCTTATCATCAGAAATTAACTTATGCCTAGTAATACATAATTGTAGGCAAATGAACGAGGCGTCGACCACGTCTGGAGAAGTTTTCGTCCTCCCCTTCATCTCACGCTTTGTCTCGACGATGATTTTGTTATCCTTTGCCATCGGCTTTGTCTCGCGGTATTTCCGAGTCACCATCTCTGCGGCCATTGGCTTCCCGATGCCCCTCAGTTGATCACCTCGGAGAAGCGACTTGCCTGCGTACCAAATCTCACTCACACGGCGGTCATATCGGTCTCGGCACTTCACGTTAGGCTCCATCTTCGACACCGGCTTATCGCTAGGTGCGCCAGAGAAATCGACACTCAGGAACTTGCTCGTCCACTGCGAAATGATGGCATCACGGAAGGCCTTGCCCCCAGGACCGCTTGCATCAATGGCTAGATTCTCAGGAAGCACGCCTTGCTTCTCGCACTCATCACGCAACTTCCTAACAATCTGTGTAGTTCGGTCAATATCCTTGATGCGCGTGTCCTCGTTGATCTCAACGAAGTTCTGAAACTCCACGGTGAGACGTCCCTCAACTGACATGCCGATCTTCGCGAAGTAGAGGATGGAGCGGTCTCCGTCATGGGTGAAGCTTACATCAAATCCCGCCACCATCGTCCACTCGCCACGCCACACAGCAGGCTTGAAGGCGTTACTGAAGAGCAGGTCTCCTTGGGTGTAGATCGTCTGTTCGGCAGTGGCAGAGCACCACATGCCGCGAACACCACGATAGTAGGCTGGCGTGTTGCGCCCACCCTCACGACGAATGGTATCTTCCATCTGCTGCTGAGTCATCAGGAAGTTGTAGATCACCTTGCCCTCCAAGATGTTAGGCGATAGCTCCGCATCTAGGCGAATCACATGCCCACCCTTGCGACTGTTCCAGTCATAGTCATCGTCCCCAACGGATTCCCATCCAGTCTCTGGCTCGCACAGATCTCCAAAGGCATCGAAGTACGTTCCAGGGTTCCCCAGACCGATGAGTTGGCAGTTGTGGTTTCTAGACAAGTTTTCGTCGAATGTGTTTACCAGCGAGTGTCCGCACTCAGGGTGCTCGTCGATAACTAAAATAATAGGGTCTCCTTTCACGCCTCGAATCTCGTCCGCTGACTTCGCTTCCTGTTTCGCCTCGCCCGCCACTAGCTTAATGCCACACGTGCGGTCAGTCTCTCCAGTTTGGAGGTTGTGGTAACAAATGAGATACTCCGACGCCATAAGCTTACCGCAAACCGGAGCTATGATGGCGTTCCAATAGCTGATCACCTTCCCCCAAATACGATTGTTAGCCGCCCCTTTGGTTGTCGAGGTAACGAGGATCATCGCTCCTGACTGAGGAAAGATCTCACCGTTTTGACCTGTGATGGAATACGGCGCTGGATTGCTCAAGAAGTTGATGATGGCCCAAATGGCAAAGAAGTCGGACTTGCCTGTAGAGCCAGCCCCAGCCACGCCCAAGCGTTTGTATTTACATGCCGCTTTGAGCATACGTATGGCGTCAGGATGCCAAACGAAAGGCTTGGTGCTCCCTTGGTAATTCCACAGGATGTCCACAATCTGCATGAAGTGATACCACCTCGGTTTACCCTTAGTTGGAGTCCCGTCCTTGAAAGTCTTCACTACTCGCGAGACGCCATTCTTGTCCTTGGCAATAACCTGAGAGCCGAATGGGTTGCGAAACAGCGCTAACTCTTGAGAGAGTGGAGACTTCTGTGGAGTTGCCCACTTCACCCCGTAATCTGGCATGGGACGTGGCGGTAGAACGCCCTTCGGCTTTTGCGGGGGCTTCTTAGTTGCCATAGTTGGCATATATTGCATTGCAGTTTCCACTCTCGCCACTAAAATAGGCCCACCGATGCCCTCTAATCTCACGGTCGAACAAGCAAGGCAGTTTCCGTCGCTGTGGACTGTGGCTGACCCTTCGGACCCCAACTCCTCTTTATTTCTCCCGCTGATCAACAGCGCGAGCGAAGCGATCATTACTGCGGGCCAGTGGAAGGGCACGCTCGGCGAGGTGAACTTCAACTCCTCGACCGGTTATGTCACGCTTCCCCGGCGCTGGGAGTCGATCGTTGCGGACCGCATGTGTTGCGGGGGCGTTGCTCCGGTTCTTGGACGCTACTCAGAGTTCAGTTCCAGTGGCCCATGTTTCTTTGCGCTTCCTGAGAACCAACGCTGGAATTTGCAATGCCTTGTCGATCAAGGGGAGTATCCAACTCAGGTCCACCAGCCAACCGCGCTTCCCATCCGCCTAACCATATCGAACGCCCTAGATGCAGGCCAAACCGTGCGTCTCTACGGTGTGGGTACGAATGGTGAAACGATCTTCGACTCCGAGGGCTTCGAGGGCGTTAACTACACGACGGTCTACCCATCCGTGGACACCACCGAATCCATGATCGTAACGAACATCGTGAAGCCCATGTTTGATGGGTTTATGTCCATCTCTACGGTTGATGGCACGACCGTTACCCAGCTTTCCAATTACGAGCCGACCGAGACCAACCCTCTCTATCGTCGCTACAAGGTTGGAGTTATCGACGCCCACACCAATGGCACGCCCGTCATTCGCACGCTCTGCAAGCGTCGGTACATCCCTCTGGTCAATGAGGACGACTTGGTGTTTCCTTCGAATGTGAGGGCTTTGGGATTCGCCATGAGTGCCTGTAAGCTGGAGCAACAAGGTAGCTACGAGGTTGGGCAGAGCCTGCCTTTCTGGGACCAGTGCTATAAAACGCTCAACGACTCCCTCAAGCAGGCCCGAGGCAATATCCGCACCCCAGCGGCGTTCACTTGGCCGGGAAGCGCAGGTTCACTTCCAACTACTCACTAATTACTGATTATGGCACTAAATAATTCGTTTGATCCCCTAGGGACTCCTCGCCCTAGTGGAAGATCCTGGATGGACCCTGGACGCTACGATGAGCGCAAGGCCAGAATGGAGGACCGTTTAAACCGTCGCCAACTTGCGGATTTTGAAATGGGTGGCGGTGTCGGCAAGGGCCGCTCTTCGTATGGAGGTGGTGCCAACGGACTTCCCAAGCCTCCATTGCTTGGCATGACGCAACAAAACAAATCACCCCTCCAGCGCCTCCCGATGGGTCAACCCGTACCTGGACAGGGTGTTCCTAGGCCTCCGCCTGGAGCGAATATCAACGCGCCCTCCATGCTGGGAGACATGGCATCCATCAACTTCGGCAACGCCCCATCCTTAGGCACTGATCACGCTAACGCCTCTGCTCGCATTCAAGCTGGTCTAGGCACGGTTGCTGACTTCGCCCTTGTTCGTCGCAGTCAAAGTCCTCGCTCCAGCCAAGGTTTCAACGATGCTGGGGCGCGTCAACAGTACCGCAGCTACCTCGCTAACCCTCAAACGAGCGGGTTGGTGGCAGCCGCACAACAAGCCCTCTACGGCTAATCTTTATGGCAGGATACATCCCATCTTCGTTTGTCGCCAATCTTTGGGGCCAAGCTCAACCTCAAGGGCGTGCCCCGTATGCTAGTGGTCTTGCGGCTCCACGTCCCTACGCCCTTCCTCAGGCCGACCCTTATGGCTTGGGCTTCGCAGCCCCTGATCGTTTGGCGCAGTGGTCCGAAGCCCAGGCACTAAACCCAAATATGCCTATTGCTGGCAACCGTGAGGCGGCTCAGCAGGCTTATTACTCTCAGATCCAGCGTCAGGCGCAGATCAACGCAGGCAGGCAACAGGGCCAGAATGCGGTCGCAGAGTTGAAGCGCCAACAATGGCTCAACGGTACTCGTAGTTTGGCTGACGAGGCCCCAGGCGCTCAACTCACACCTGAGTACTACGCTATGCGAGACGCTAATCCGTTGCCCAACGGTGTAAGAGGTGGCGTGGCGTTTCGAGGTGGGGTTCCTGTGGGCTTCCAGGGTCAGGTTCCAGGTATTCCTCAAGCGGTTCCAGAGGGCGGCCTCAGACCGGATGAGCAACAGGCGTTTAATAACGCACTGTGGGCTAGGGCCTCAAAGGCCAACGATCCCTACATGGGCCGCATGGATAATATGGCACCAGGGGCTCTTGCTAGCTCTACTCTAGCCTCTGTTGAGGACGATCCCACTTTGACACCAGCCGCCGTCCAATCTTTGGGAGCTATGGACCCTGCTCAGTTTAACTTCGCGTTAGGCGCAAATAGTCCTGTCCGCAGGGCCTTGATGGCGATGGCTGAAACGGGTGGCGCTGTAGCTCCTCCATCCCCAACGGCGGGGATGAGTTTGGCGGATCGTCGCTCATTCCAAGCCAATGCCAAGAGAGGCACTGAGGCACGCAAGGATGTTGAGGCCTTCGAGAAGAGCCTGCCCGCTGTCGTATCACTAGTCTCCAAAGAGAACGGCATTGATGTGACTCCTGATCAGCTTGCGAAGGAGATCATCGAATCCAAAGACAAGCCCACCACCTTCTTTGGCAGCGATCCTATTCGCGTTCTTCTTTATCAAAAGTTCGGCCTGGACGAGAAGCTTCAACTTCGCTGGGCTCAGGATTACCTGAAGAAGCAAGCCAAGAATAAAGGCTAAATTCATGCCACTTCCATCTACTCGCGAAGGCGCTCTGTTGCTTGAGCCATTCCTCGAAGATCCCAACGCCCCTCAGGCGGTCTTTGGCCTACCTATGTCCCAGCCTCAGACCCAATACTTCACACCGCTTCAGGGCGCTGGGTCGATGGGTTATGGTGGTCGTGGCAGATACGATCCTCTAGGAGCTCGTGAAAAGATGGTGGAATATCAAATGCGCGCCGAGGCTGAGCAGCATGCGGCCCAAGCATTCCAAGCCCTCCAGGCGGTCGATCCATCTGCTCCCGACTATGTGAATAAGCGCACACAGATCGCGGCGGCATTCCCTCTTGCGGCTCAAGACCCTCGTGGCAAAGCGGTGATCGAAGCTTACGATTACGCGTACAAGGCTGCCCAGCAAGACCCGCAGAAAGCCTATCGTCAACAACTTGCATTATCAGGAGTAACGCCTGAGGAGTTTGCGATAGTGAAAGACCCCATTGCTCTAGGTAATATCGCACACCAACGGAAGCTGGAAGAGCGCCCTGAGCGCCGAGTGGGCAAATCTGTTGAGGAGCAGGAGTTGGATGGCCTGCGCAAAGCGTACAAGGATGCCAACGACTTCGGTTTGGGTTCTTCGGTAAAGAAAGCCATCGAGGATCGGTACCAAGAACTCCAAGGCAAACTTAGGCCTCAGGTGTTTCAGCCTGCCGCCCCCACAACGCAACCTACTGCCACGCCATCTCTGCCACGTATGTCGTCTCCCGATGAGGCGATGAAGCTGCCACCTGGAACACAATTCATAGACAATGAAGGCAAAATCCGTATCCGTCCTTAATTATGGCATCATGGGACGAATTTCCGTTGGCTCAACCTGCCGCTCAAAGCAGTTGGGATGCCTTTCCTTTAGCGGCTGAACCCAACGCTGACCGGGGGTACGCGGCCCAGATTGGAGACGCCCTGAGCATCGGTTTAAGCCAAGTTAACAGCGGCACACGAGCTACTTGGAACGCCGCCACAGGCGACAATGTAGATCTCGCGGCAAACCTTGCTGATTATGGTGCGGCGGCATTAGCGCAACAGAATCTAGAAACCCCAGAAGATCGCGCTTTGTCTGCGGCGTTTGCGAAAAACGCTCAGGAGCTCAATGATGCGAAAGGCTTCTTCCCGTCCGTAGCGGCGGCCTCAGGCTATGTTGGCTCCGCTTTGGAGCATCCTGGAGCGGCGGTAAAACAAGCTGTCCAATCGGCACCCAATGCCCTCATATCCCTTGGCACGCAAGTTTTGGGTCGTGGGCTTGGGGCGGCGGCGGGTGGTTTGGCTGGTATTGAGACTGGCCCTGGTGCTATTGTTACAGGCCTCGTAGGCTACTTCGGAGGGGGCGTGGCGGCTAACACGCTGATGGAATCAGGCCCCGCGATCTTCGACATCCTCAACGAGAAAACAGGCGGCAGGGCGGCAAGCATGACCGCGCCCGAGATCGAGGCAGCGCTCAGGGCTGATCCGACAATTGCTACCGAAGGCTTGCTGCGTGGAGCTAAGCGTGGGGCAACTATTGGTGTAGTCGAGGGCCTTGGTCAGTATGGTGCAGGCCGCTTAGTAGGGGCAGCCGAACGAGCCTCCGTGCGTGCGGTTGAGAAGACATTGGTGGATCAGGGTGTTGATCTAGCCAACAAGGCCGCTGTCCAGGCTGCTCTGGAAACTCCAGCCATTCGTGAAGCTGCGTCCGTTGCCGCTAAAGCCGCCGAGGCTGGGTTTAGCAATGCAGGCACCGCTGCTCGTTGGGCTGGGGCTTCGACCATCGAAACTGGAGCTTCGGGCCTGGGTGAGGCCGGGGCTCAAGTGGCAGCAGGACAAGATCTCGACACCACTGGAATCTTTCAGGAAATGATGGGTGACGCTGTCATGTCCCCAGCAGCTACAGCCGTTGGCAAATCGGTGGCCTTAGCAGGCTCTGGCGTTGACATGCTACGTGGGACGAATCAACCCCTTCCCGCCATCGTGGACGAAGTGGGCGCAGACCTCACGCAGGCCGAGCTTCCTCCTCCAGTTAAGCTGGCTACAGAGGTCGCTCAGGCCGCTGCCCCTGTGGCTCCCGCATCATCTGCTGCTCTCATGCAGGTGACGGCGATGTACGCGGAGCAATCCCAAGCTCCTGTTGTCCAACAAGAGGCGGTTCAGGATGAGATCGTCCAGCCTATAGAGGAAGTAGTCCCAACTCCTGCGGTTGAAGCCGAGGTTTTGGCTGACGCCCCACTCTTTCCTGCCGCCCCACCCATCGCTCGTGCTACGACAGAAGAAATGGCCCGAGATGCGGCTGGGGTACTAAGTGGCGAGATTGCGCCTAACGCACAGCCCGCAGCCTTGCTTCCTCCAGCGGAACAGCTAATCGAAGCCGCTCCTCCCGAGATGCCAAGCTTCGCATCCTACTTACGCGAGAGAGTTCCTGCTGATAAATGGTCGGACGCCGATATTCAGGCAGGAGAGGCCTACGCTCAAAGTGGTGGCGACTTTTCGGCCATCAGCGGCCTATCTCGTGTCAAGCAACGTGCTCTCACACGGATGCTGCAAGAGTTCTCGCCCGAGATCAGAACAGCACAGGAGATGGCTGAAGCGGAAGCCGATGCAGCCTTCAGAGCACGCAACAAGGAGCGCCCAGACTCGCCAACGCTGGCTGATGAACTAGCTCAACTCCAAGCTCTGCCGATCAATATTGAGTCAGCCTCCATTTCCCCCGAAGGAGAAACACCAAAAGCGGGCCCAACCCCTCGTGAGCCATCAATTCCCAAGGCCGAAGCCTATCGCATCCTAGCTGAACGATTGGGCCTAACGAACTTTTCCAACATCGTTCTCGGCAACTACGCGCCCTTGAGTAACGGCACTGTACTGAAGGGATTCGTATCTCAGAACAGCGACAAGATTTACCTCAATATGGGGTCAATCCACGATGCTGACACGCTGGTTGATGTTTTCAATGAGGAGGCGGTTCACTTGGTCTACCGAGATCCTCAGGTCGCTAAAGAATGGGCGCGGCTCAAGGAGCTGGCATCTGACGAACAACTTGAGCAATTGCGCCGAAAGTTCGACCGCCTTGGGTACAAGGATTCGGTGTGGGACGAAGAGGCCTTTGACGAAATCGCCCGAACAAAAGGCTTGGAGTGGCTGGACACACCTGCTTGGAAGCGCTTCTGGGAGTCGGTCAAAGCAGCGGTCCGCCGTCTATTTGGCCTAACCGACACCACGGAAATAAACCGAGTTGGGGCTCAAATACTCTCCTACGCTCTGCGCAATCAGCAGCAGATGGCCGCTGATGCGGTAGACTTTGCGGAAGCTCGTGGCGAGAGCCCGATTCGCATGGCCGTAGGGGGCTTGGATGAACAGCTTAGCCAAGCATCCCAAGCACTAAAACGTAAAGCCCAGGTCTCGACCGAGAGTGTGAGATCCGCGTACACGCTGGCGACCCAAGGAAAGTCCAGCCGATCAGTTTCCCTTAAGGAGCTGTACAACCGCGTCAAGGAGTCCAACCCCGAGGTGACGCCCACTCAGTTCATCGCTCAAATCCAAGCGATGGATCAATCGGGCGATGCGCTTTTGGAGGTTTTTGATAATCCTCAGCAGCTTCAAGAGGCAGGAGAATTCCAACTCAAGAACGCGAGCGGAATTCCTGCCGTGTCCGTGATCCTCCCAATGTCAGACACCGAGGCTAGGTTTGCGCTTGAGGAACCCACCCCCGAAGAGAAGCCTCGCGCCAAGGTAATGCTCGATCCTGTGCTCGCCGCTCGTGAGGCGTCGGCTAATTACCCTTCGACAGACGTTTCCCCATCCCCAGAAACTTCCCAAACATCTCAAGGACGCTTCCAAAGCCCTAAGGAAGGCGCAGACCAATACGATCCCATTGCCGCATCTGACGCTCAGGCCAAGGTGGATGCATGGCTGGCGGGCAAGCCTCTGGAAGAAGCTTACCAGGAGCTTCGCGGGACGATGCCGGATGATATGCGTCCAGGAAGCCCCTATTTCAATGCAGCCTTAGTAACGGTGATGGAGAAGATCAAGGGCGCATTTGACGCCACCCAGTCCGCAGACGTAAAGGAAGAACTTCAGGCGATGGCGGACCGATTGGGGCGTATGTATGCGCAAGAAGGAACCGCAGAAGGACGCGCCCTCCAGTCTCGCATCGTCAGCAATGCGCGCCTCACCCCCATGAAGGGATGGTTGGCTGTGCTCAAGGTTCTGGAAGATCGTCAAGAGAGCTTGATCAAGAATCGCTTCAGAGGCGATCCAGCGGCTGAGTTCGAGAAAGTGAACGAGATAGCCAAACCCGAAGCGGGCGAGGTTGTGGCAAGCATGCTAGATGAAGACCAGTCCGTTGCCATTAACGAGGCGGAGACCGATGCCGCTATCGAGTCGGCTAACGACACGATGGCTCGTGAGGAGTTCGAACGCATCTTGGCCGAAGTCCGCGAGGAGTACGTCCAGACCCTCGAAAAGGCTAACGCCGAGGCTCTCCGCGCCTGGGAGGTATCCCAACGCCTCAACGCTAAGAAAGCCAGTCGCACAAAGGCTGTAGAGTCCTCGAAAGCTCGCGTGGAAGAGGCATGGGCTCGTATCCGCAAGCGTGAGGGACAGACAAATCTGCCTCTTTTCTTCATCAACCCCGCCAACTTGGCAGACTACGGCTCTATCGTTGCGGAATACATCTATCAGGGTGTAACCAAGATTTCGGAACTCAAGGATATCATCATCCAGGACTTCGGACCAGAGTCCGAGCCTCATGTCCAGGAGCTTATCACGGAGGGCATTTCCCAACATAATCTGCGCATGGAGCAGGAAGGTGTTGCAGTTCCTAAGGCCGCAAAGACTGCCAAGGACAAGGCCCCAGCCAAGCCTCGTACCAAGAGTGTGAAGACCCTTATGCGTCAGCAGTCGGAAGCCGGTGTGAATAACTACGAGGAAGCTGTGCAGAACGTGGCTCAAGCGCTATCGCTAACTTCCGCCGAAGTGAAAGCGCAGCTTGCGGGTAAGCCGCCCTCTGCCGAAGTTCTTGCCAATCGCGAGCAACGCCGGAAAGAGTCCGCTGAGCGTTATGCCAGCCGCTTAATCTACCGTACGGAAGAGAGATTCCGCCAAGGCTCCAAAGATCTAGACGACGGCGCTGGTGGAGACACGATCAACAGGGCTTTTCGCGAACAGGTGGTTAGCCCGCTTCAGCAGGATGAGTTTCGCGCTCGACTTGCTAAATTGAAGGTAGGTCCAGAAGTGGCAGACCGACTCGCCCTAACCGCTGAGAGGGAGGCTACAGATCAGCAAGCGATGCTCTTGTTTAAGGAGTCTCAAAAGGTCGCGGACGCCAAGGAGTCCATCCTCTCGAAGGCCTCTCCAAAGTTGGCAAAGATGGTCAACGAACTCCGCAAGAAGATCGCTCCAGGCATGACTTGGGCTGACATCTTTGCCGACCTTCCTGACAAGCAAAAGAGCCGTCAGCTTTCGATCTACGACCGCTTGCTCAAAGACGAACGCCTCCAAGGCCTAACGCCTGAAGAACGCCTCGATCTCACCAACGAACTCAACCGCGTCTGGCAGGTGGAGCGTCGCAAGGTGTTTAATCGTGAACTCAGCAAGTTTGGCATTCTGGGAGAGAAGAGTGAGGAGGACACCAAGAAGATCAAGGCGGCTATTCCGCGCCTCATGCGGCAGCTTAATCTCGGCCTCTTTAACTCTGAGATGTTCAGGCAGGCGATGGCGGAGCAGTACGGCTTGCGTAGCATGACTTCCGCCGAGTCACAGGAACTCCAGCGTCTAGGCCAAGAAGCATGGAATCTACCCGAGGGCAGCATTCAGCGCCGTAGAGCCTTGCAGGCCATGCTGGACAAGATGCAGACCCTCACTGGTGCGAGTAAGTGGGAGTTGCTCAACAATTACTGGGTGGCCTCCGTGCTCTCGGGCCTGCGCACACAGTTCGATACGCACATGGCGTTCCTCAACGGAGCCGCAACCATTGCTCGCCTTGCTCCTCAGCTTGCTTTGCGCGGCAAGCGCGGAACGGCGACGATGATCAGCGAGTACTTCAAAGGCTTGGGTGAGGCCGCGAGAGAGGCTTCACGCATCATCCTAGATGGCGACTTCTCGTACCTGAAGCGCAACGAGGAGAGCGTGATGGCTGCTATTGATGGGGACACCGCAATCCGCGCCACCCCCATCAGCGAGCGCATGCTCAGCCAAGGCAACTGGTGGCACAAATACCCAGCCTTAGTGATGAGCATCGTCTCGCGCAGCATGTCGGCAGCCGACCATCTCAACAACACCGCCACGAGTCGTGGAGCGATGGTTTATGCGCGGGCCATGAACCCCGATTTCTACAAGGGGGCGCTGACGCCATCTCCACAGGAGCGTGCCGATGCCCGTAAACAGGCCATCCTTGAACTATTCGCTGGCGTAGAGCCAAGGACTTCCAAAGAGAAAGCGGACACCACCGCCCGCACGCGTGAGATCCTCAATCAAGCCGAAGCCCCCGAGACATTGGAGGAGGGCAACCAGATTGGTGACATTGCCTCATACCAGAACGACCCCACAGGCCTGTTTGGCGGCTTCTACGAGCTACTCAAGGGCATGTCTCAGTCTTTGGAGCGTCGGGCCACGGACTTTTCCCAAGATGACGAAGTGAGTAAGACCTGGAGAGCGATTGCGGCCTTTGCGGCAGTTACTTTCCGCAGCCTTATCGGCACTCGCTTTGCCCGCTTTGCCACCAACTTCGCAAGCAACGGCACCTCCTTTATTCCTGGGACTTATCTTGCGAAGACCCCCCTCTACGGGCGCAACCTCACCAAGAGCCGAGACAGCCTGATCCTCGCCAATAACTTGATCGGGGCGATGACGATCTTGGCCGTTGTGTCCAAGTTTGGGGATGAGGGAGACGATGATGATCTGTGGATTGACGGCACTTGGGCCGGGTTGCCTTACGCTAAGCAAGCAGAGTTGCGCACCTCTGGACACGAGCCGTTGTCTATCGGATGGCGTGGCAAGGATGGTAAGGTCCACCGTATCAGCTACAGGCAGTGGGAGATCGGCAGCATTCTGGCCTCCGCTGGGGCGTGGCTGGACAAGCGCAAGTACATGCCGGACAAGTTTAAGGAGGAAGGCCTCCCAGGGCACATCCTGGCCTCGGTCGCGAATGGTGCGGCTTACGTCAAGGATCTGAGTGCGCTCTCAACCTTCACAGACCTCCTGGGTGTGGGGGCGGGAACAGCCCAAGACAAGGGCGCTGACTTCGCTAAGAAGATCAACAAGGTGGCGGCAAACTTCGCGGGCGGATTCATCCCCAACACGCTCAAGGATGTGGACGCCTATACAGACCCCAAGGTGTACAAGCCTGACAGCGCCATGGAAGTCTGGTTCCGTGGGGTGCCTATGGTGCGCAGAACGGTCGCTGGCGGTCGTCCGATGCTCAACCTACTTGGAGACCCCGTGGAACTCGACCGGAGCCCATGGAGTCGTGTTTACACGGACACAGACCAAGGCTCTGGTTACGATGAGTTGGCTAAGCTCCAGAATCGCGGTATTTGGATGCCAACCCCCTCCATGACGCGCATCGTAAAGCGCAGTAATGGGGAGAAGGCGACTATCGAATCCCTGGGACAGGACGTGGAGTACAAGTATCAGAAGAGCGTGGGCAAGAAATACCGCGCCTACTTGATTGAGAACGGCCCCGACTTCGCGAAGATGACAGACGAGGAGGTGGAGAAGGCCATCAATCGTGACACCGAACGGATTCGCATTGAGGCGTCCGACGAGCTAGTGGACCAACTGAAACTGTAATTATCGTATGATCAAAATCGTTCGGCAGGTAGAGATTCCGCGAGAGTGGACCCAGGAGCGCCTCAAAGGCATGTACCCCAACTACACCCTGATAGGGGAGCGCTCAGGATGGTTCTATCCAATTGAGGAGACGAAAGTGGTGTTTGTTGCCTACAATTGGCGCGAGCTTGTGGGGCGCGTGGAGAAGCATCTCAAGGGCAACGGAATCGCAATTCCAGCCGATCTTAACCTCACGATGATGCGAGTCTTTTGCGAGGCGACGAAGAGCGAGTATTGCAGCGATGTAGATCCCAACCAAAGTGATAAGGGGCGGCTGTTTGAGCAAGCCCAGCGCTTCCTGCGAACGATTAACAATGTTGTGGCCTCAGGCGCTTCCTTGGTGTCTCAGGAAGAGGCGGATAGGCGTGCTTCCATTTGTGCCGTGTGCCCGCAGAATCAGCCAACCGATGTTGGCTGTACTGGATGTGGCATGAAGACCGCAATCGCTCAGATGGCGAACTTCGCTCTCGGAAAGTCAACTCCCTTGGATAGCCAGCTTCATTGGTGTCAGGTCTGCGGGTGTAAAAACTCGCTTAAGATATGGGTAGGTCGTGAGGCCATGTCTGAGAAGGATTTGGCCGACAAGTGGGAAAAAGGGTGTTGGATGGTTAACCAATTATGAGGAATTAAATATATTCCCATTATGGTTGGATCAACCTTTCTCTTATCGCGTTCAAGCGCAACTCATCCCACTTTTTAAAGTCCCCATGAGATGCAAATGACCAATCGCTCAGTGGAGGTTCTGGAATATCCAGCGCCCACTGAATCGTTAATCGTTGTTTTGCGGAATAAAACGAATCTCTGCCACTAGGCAAATGGTGAGTTACAAGCCAGCGCTCGCACACTCTGAACCCCTTGGATTTTAATGTATCAATTAGTTTATCAGAAAGACATCCTGAATATTCCACCTCTCCGAACCCAAGCCTTGCGTGCTCACTGATAAGCACAGCCACCTCACGGGCTGCATTAGCTTCCGCAGGGGAATAAGGCAGAGTGTCGAACACTTTCACGCATTTTCTCGCCTCCTCCGCTGATAGGTTTTCGAGAGGCTCAGACAGAGCCTGAGAGTTAAGTGGACAGGTTGTTGTTTTCATGCTCGTAGTTAGTCACTTTGTGTTATTGGCCGCTTGTTCTTATTTAAGGCTAGTCGAGCAACAAGGAAATCGCTGCCCCCATGAGTAATAGGGTAGCAAACACGCCTATATTCTCAAAGAGCGATGCATTCTGAAGGGTTTGGGCGATCATGGCAGGAAAAATCATCTATTCTTCCGCCTCACCCAAACCCCGAACTCGACAATCCAATCAATGATCTTCATGCCAGCGAGAACGATGGCGGCGTTAAAGAGGAGATCATTCATGGCTGCAAAAGTGGTGAATCTTCTTTAATGCCTAAAGACATCGCAATCTCACGGTTGCTCATTCCAAGCTTTCGGAATCGGATAACGTCACGACGATTTCCCTTCATTTCCCGAGTCATTTTCCTAACTATGGCATTTGGCGCTTTCTTTTTCATAATCTTTTCTAGATAGAGTTTGAATTTGTTTTGTAATGTCCTGTATCTCCAAATTAACAAGCCTCTCCAAAACCGCCTCCCGTATCTCCTGGGTATGCGCTCCCTCGATCAGCCACTTTCGCAGCGTGCGAGGATCTTGCTCGTCCACGATAAAGTCGGGGAATTTAGCCCAAGACGCCGCTTCGAGTCCATTGAGTTTCATAGGCTCTTGCTGCGCTGGGTTGTTAAGTTTCCAACGCGTTCTTGTAAGCGTTAAACTCATGAAGGCGTTGCGTTATGATGCTCAGCCTATCGCGTGCTCGTGGCATTGATTCGCCAAGCTCCTTTTGATTATTTGCAAATTGGCAATCGTAAAGATCATCGAGGAATAACTCGGCCTCTTTTATGGTTTGTTTGATTGCAGCATCAGCACTTTTGGACAGTGATTTTTCGGTTTTCATATTGTTAACAGGTGATTTCGAAGGGGCGTGAATCCCACTTTGGAAAGACCAAAGTGGGTTGTGGAAAGAAGATTGTTGGAGGTGGCGGTGTATTTTTACCCGCTCTCTCCACCAACTCCTCGTATTCCCGCCGCTTACGGATATCCTCTTTAGGGTCGGTCTTCGGCATACCAACCTCTACCCTAAGCAGTCGCAACATCTCATCCAGCCGCTTCACGTGCTCCTGTTGGCTGGCGTTCTGCGCTTTCTCCATCCAGTATTTCACCACCTCCCGAAGCTCGGCCTTTGTGCCGCTGGCAATCTCCTCCGAGATGTCGTTGCTGAGTTGGTCGATGCGGGACTGGGTGATGGGTGTGTGTTTCTTGGGTGTACGCTTCTTCATACCTGTTCTATTCTAGGTATTTCTTCCCCCACTGGATTGCGAGCACCAGTAGCTCCCTCTGGCTTTTGAGCCCCAGCTTGTCCTTAATGTTCTGTTTGTGGACATCGGCGGTCTTGCGCGAGATGCCCATAGCGGACGCGATGTCGAGTGAGTTGTGACCAACTGAGAGGCATTGGAAAACATCCATCTCCCTTTTTGTTAGGAGTGGACGATGTGGCAGAATGAAGTTCTCCTTGGGTTTGTGTCGCATGAGGTCGTTGTTGGCGGGTGGTTTCGATTACTCAATTACTCTGCCGTTGGCTTTAAATTTCTTATCAAGTGCAGCTAGAGACCACCTTGCTTTGGCAGCCCTACGTGCCTGTTCAGAGCATTTCTCCTTACCTAGCTTTCTCGCCCGAGCCTTGCCGCCTGCGGCCTGGGGTATGCCATCACCGAAGATCGTGCTTGGAGGCGTTCCGCTATCAGCTTGGGCGTCATGGCGCAGAGAGACTGGGAAGCCATTAACTTTCACTACGGAGCCCTTTGGAAGGAAAATCTTATGCATGCTCGGATTATGTATGCGTGCATTGATGCTTGCAACATCTTTCTTCTCGCGGGTGGAGTTAGTCTTGTATCGACTTCTCAAATTCGATTGGGATAATGCCATTCGGCAGACGCTCCCTAAACAAAGGCCCAATGTCCTTGTATTTGTGGCCCGCTAGCCCGCAACCAACAAGTGTCACAAGGAATGTGAGGCCTGGGTTTGCTTGAGCGCATTCGTAAAACCTCCTAACATGGGTGGCTATTTGCTCCACCGTCATTTTGGATAAGCTTCTTCCGACAGTGGGAAGCGCATAACACCTTCCCGTTAGACCCTCGGCGTCACCCCATTTAGCGCCAAACTTCTGCATTGCGTATTTGGCTGCGCCCTTCCCGTGGCGTCCTTCGGTGTTGCTGCCGAAGACGAATATCTCTCCCTCGGCTAAGGATCGGATGTCTGGAGGCGTGTTTGTGTATTTCATAATTTAGTGGCTTCTACTTGGGGTTGCTACGACGAGCAGACTTCTTCTTGGCAAGCTTGGGGATTTTGTGCTTCGAGCCTCCAAGAGCCTTCCTTTCGGTTGGCATAACTATAGAACACACATGCTCACGCCAAGTGTGATTTGGGTAGTGATGGTTGTGGTCTGATGCGTCCAGGGCCAGCTTTGGTGCTCCATTGCCAGTCTGGATAATGGTCTTCGTGCAATACGGGCAAGGATACGGTCCATACCAAACGACATTGGGATCACGCAAGGTCGGGAGGAGATTGGTGGAGACGAGATATGTTAGAGTGGGCGATTTAGCCATGGCCGAATTTTACCTATTCTGTTAGGCTGCGCCACAGCATTCAACCGAAAGGTCACATCAGTACTGAATGAGGTTAGGAAAGAATGTACTTAGTACATCCCTCATTCCTTCGATTACTCAAAGAGAAAAGATCCCTCACGACGAATTGAGAGGGTGAGAAACCCCGACCCGCGCCCCAAAGCACAAGTTACCCTGCTAAGCGTAACAACATGGACGCAGGCCGGGGAAAGAAAACCGCCGCCAAGGGATGAAACCTTGACGGCGGGAACAAGAGAACAAAAACAATAAAGCCACACAAACGCCGCTAGGGCCATCCGCGCCGTACGAGTCACCACAGGTCACTCAACGATTGGATTTTAGGCCCTGACGGCTAGATGGCAAGGGGAATGTTGTGGGTCACACAGCGGCGATCACCTTCTTGCTGCACGGAATCCACTCGTTCGAGCCGAATGGGCAACGCTCCCATCTTTCCGCGAGGGTTCTATAGGTTGGGCAGTGACTGCTAATCTGACGAGAGTGGCAGGTATTCAGCAGCGAAATGTCAACCTCCCCAGCATAGGCCACAACCCACCACTGACGATCATACCCCTTCATGCGAAAGCGATCTCCAGGGTTGATGTCAGAAAACTCCAAGGGCACGATGTTGTAGGTGGCCTCTGGGAGGGGTCGTGAGGTTCTGGCTAAAGTGATGGCGCATTCTTCTGGCGGGAAAACCATCATCCATACGGACCCCGAAAGTGCGCGGAACTCATCAACTCCACCCACCGTTGTCTCTCCCTCTAATAGCGCCCTCTTTCCATCCTCCCAACACTCTTTGGTAGGGTTATGCCACTGACGACCCTCAGGCGGCTCTGGAGGCGTCCAAGCGGGATCTGGTGTGGGTTCCTGCGTGGAGACTTTGCGACGACCCTTAAGATCTAGGTTGAGCTTTTGACCAACCACGCTTGGGTCACAGGAGTACCACTCTAAGCCAGCACACGACAGCTCATCCCCCTCTTCGAGCTTACTCACGCCAGGGGTGAGGGCAAGGTACGTGGTTTCTGCGACAGGCACGGTCTTCTGCGCCTCAGCATGCGCGAGGACGGCGTTAGCCACGGCTCCCCACACCTGCTTATCTTCGTAACCATCCCACCTTGAAGGAGCAAGGTGAGCTAGACAGTAGGTTTCGTATGCCACCTGACCAGGTGATTTTATGGGAAGATCTTCGGGCTTCACGCGGTAATCGTGAACGTCTCCATCCCACTTGTACTCGCCGAAGTCCTTAAAACGACCGTCCCCATCCCGTTTCTCGACCGTCTTCCCCTCCGCTAAAGCTGTGATTAGCGGGAGCCATTGTGTTGCGTTTTCTTTGTTCATTGTACGTGTTTCTAGTGTGTTTTTGGTTGATTCTACTGTTCCTCAGCTTCGATTTGCCGAGCTTCTCTCTTGGCCTTAAAGTGTTCCTCGATGATGGATTCCACCTCGGCAACGATTGTGCGTCGGTTCCTCGTGGCAGCTGCCCTCAGCTTTGTTTTGATGGCGGGCCGCACTCGGGCGACGATCTGAGATTTGTCTTTTGCGAGCATACGTGGAGCGAGTAAACCATACAAACCCAGAGAGCACAAACATTTTATCACACATTTAAACATTTTACTCGACAGGCCACGGTTCCCACCCAATACTCACCACACCTCGAATAAATCGAGCAACCAAACACACCAAAACACTATGAGCACAAAAGCACGAAACATGCTGACCAACGACAAGCGCTACGAGTTGATGAAACACCTCGATACGAAGCCAAACCGCGAACACCTCGCGGCCTCCGATGACGAGGAAGTTGCGGCCCAAGCAACGAAGAAACTGGGATTCACCGTGACGTATCTCAATATCGCCTCGTGCCGGAAGATCCTCAAAATCAAGAAGCGCACAGTCGCGCATCGCAACGGCGTGGACGAGCTTCGGGAGGAGTTGGAGGCGCTGAAGGATCGGGTGTTGAAGCTGGAGTTGGCGTGCTCGGTTGGGGTCGCTGGAAGGGCTTAACCCCTATGTACGAATATTCCAAAGAGCGGCCCAAAGTCCTTACCGAGGATGGCGTCACCAAACTCCTCGAGGTGTACTCTGCCGTATTGAATCGACAAGACCCAGGAAAACCAATCTCTGCGGGCGAAGTTCTCAACAAGGTTTGCGGGGTTTCTTGGACGGTCTTTGCCTGCCTCGACTTCTTGAGGGAGAAGAGGTTTGTACATGAGATGTACACGGACCCCGAGACAACCATTGGGCAGAACCGCATGTTTAGGAGTTAACAAGTAAACATAACAAAAGTATTCCATGAACATCGAAATAAAACCATCTCCTCAGAAGAAGACCGAGATTAAGTATCCGTGCATAATGGAGAGTATAGATGACGATACTATCGTTCTCTTTACCGCCCCAACAAGCGGCGTCGCGCTTCGCTACCTATCTGGAGTCTCCCACTACTCTACAAGTTGGGTTGAGGCTGACGCGCATCTATGGAAGCCGTTCCTTGGAACGATCACTATCTCGAACTAAACTAAGACAGACCCTATGAATAACTCAATCACACCCACGCCAAGCGACCCAAGCAACTTCGAGAAGAAGTACAATTATGACAGGGATAATATACCGACATCACTTGCGCCCATAAGCGTTTGTGGAATTATAGCCCTAGCTGCCATTCTTGTCATCTTTCTAGCGCTCGTTTCGTGTACTGAAAACCAGCGCGCCAAGCAGTTTGGAGGAAACGCCACCGTGGATTTACCACCTAACACGAAGTTCATCGGGGCCACATGGAAGGCGGATGGTCTTTGGTATTCTTACAGACCCATTCGGGAAGGGGAGAAGCCGGAATCAGTGGTTCTTAAAGAGCAGTCAAGCTTTGGCCTCATACAAGGCAGCGTAACTTTCACTGAACATTAAGTCTAACGAAAAGTATTTTATTATGGCATCAAAACTACGCGCAAAGTCGCCAGAAGAAACCAATCCAGGGCACATTAAGATGCTCATCTATGGGCCTCCTGGGGTTGGTAAAACGTGGCTCGGGATGGACTTCCCCGAGCCTTACTATATTGACACTGAAGGCGGCGCTCGACTCGCCCACTATCAAGCAAAACTAAAGGCTTCAGGTGGTGTTTATATGGGTGTTGAAAGTGGCGCTCTTGATTTCCCCACTCTGATTGAAGAGGTAAAGCTACTCGCCACCGAGAAGCATGGATACCGAACACTGGTCATTGATAGCCTAACAAAGGTTTATCAAACGGCCATTGCCATTGAGTCCGAGCGCCTTGGAAGCCTCGACCAATTTGGGGCGAGTAAGAAAGCCGGAATTTCAGCCATGAGGCAACTCATTCGCTGGATCATGCGCCTCGACATGAATGTGGTTTTTATTGCCCACGAAACCTCGGAGTGGGGGAAAAACGAGAAGACGGGTCAGCGTGAAGAGATCGGGAAAATGGCCGATACCTGGGAGAAATTACCGTTCGAGCTGGATCTTGCCTTGCAGGCCATCAAGCAAGGATCGACTCGTTATGCCGTCGTCACCAAAACTCGCCTTACCGGGTTCCCTGATCGCGAACGCTTTCCTTTGTCTTACGCGGAGTTTGCTACTCGTTACGGAAAGGATTTCATCGAGGCCGAGGCCAAGCCAATCGTCCTCGCCACCCCCGAGCAGGTAGCCGAGATTGAACGCCTCATGCGTGTTGTCAAGGTAGACGAATCCACTGTAGAAAAGTGGAACAAGAAAGCTGGAGCGGACACCTTTGCCGAATACAGCACAGAGCACGCAGCCGGAGTCATCTCCTTCCTCACAAAGTCAGTCACCCCATAATCACACACCATGCAATTCAAACCGAAAACAGCACACGAACTCGCGGAAGAAGAAACACAACGGGAGCTTGAGTTGCTCCTCAAGAAGGGGGTCTATGACTTCGAGGTGTTCCGCGCAGAGGACAAGGTCAGCAATGCTGGCAACGAAATGATCGCCCTCGGCCTCAAGGTCTACGCGGACGATGGGCGGACCCCCTTCGTCAACGACTGGCTATTGGAGAAGATGGCATTCAAACTTCGGCATTTCTGTGAGACCACCGAACTCATGGGTGTTTACGAGCGTGGCGATCTCAAGGCGGAGAACTGTCTGCGCGCCTCGGGCCGCGTACAGATCGATATCGAGCCTGCCAAAGATGGGTATGCAGCCAAGAACAAGGTCGTGGACTACGGGGAGCCTGAGAAGGGTGATCCGGCTATGCGGTCCGCAGAAAAGTCCGCATCAGGAATGAGCGATAAGGATTTAGATTCGATGGATTCGATTCCGTTTTGATGCCCTTTTTGACTTGATCCCTTTTAATTACTCGCCATTCTCCTTGAATGCAAAATAAAGAATGCTTCAAATGCCATAAAATCCTACCCATCGAATCCTTCTACAAACATGGGAAGATGAGTGGCGGCAGAGTTGGTAAGTGCAAAGAATGCACCAAGGATGATGTGCGAGTACATTATCATGCCAATTTCGAATCTAAAAGGGAGTACGAACAAAAAAGGTTTCAAGACCCTGAGAGAAAGAAGAAGGTGATGGAATACCAGCGCAAAAGACGAACCCGAGAGCCAGAAAAAAACCTTGCTCGGCAAAGACTTGGATACGCCGTAAAGACGGGGAAAGTGCAGCGCCTTCCATGCAAATGCGGAGACCCAAAGACCCAAGCTCACCATCACGATTATAGTAAACCGCTGGAGGTGACTTGGCTCTGCTTCAAGTGCCACCGCTTAGAACACGGACAAACGAACGTTACACGATAGCCAATAACCAGGGCGCAGGTCGCGCCCTGCCTTAACCCAACGAAAATATATGACCGCAGAACAAGAAATCAAACGCGAGATCCTTCTGGATGCCATCCTCGACAGTCGTATTCAACCTCATCCATCAGGAGAGATCACCTCCGAAAACGTGGACGCCTTTTATCGGGAGGCTCGGAAGCACGACATCAGTGAATATGCCAACGACTTCCGCACATCAGGAACGGAGACCAAAATAAAGAGTGAGAACTGGAGTCGAAACTACGAATCCGATGAGGTCGGCGCTAGGCTCAAGAACGGCCTATGGGTCGGATGGACTTATTGGCATGGTGGCGGCAAGCATGGCGACCCAGAGTCTATCGACTGGATGGACGGGGCCTACTTTCTCGATGTTAAGGAAGAGGAGAAAATGGTGATTGTTCGTGAATTCAGCAAGAAGGCCTAACCAGCGGAATACTATGAGCACGTACAAAGAAGAATACTACCCAGACGAAGACCTCGAAATAGAGACCGAGCAAGAACGTATTGCCCGAGTTCAAAGGAATATTTCCACCCCATCGCCACGCATTTGTATGAACCTCAACGATTTTCGGGACCAATGCCACGCCGCTTCCATCAAATGGTGGCAAGACCCAGAAACCGGCGCTCCCATCCAACGCAACAAGGGCGAACTCATCTGTCTCATGCACTCCGAGCTATCGGAGGCCATGGAGGGAGTGCGCAAGGGCTTGATGGACGACAAGCTCCCTCATCGCAAAATGGAGGAGGTGGAGATGGTGGACGCCATTATCCGCATCTTCGACTACGCAGGTGGCTTTGGCTTGGATCTCCAAGGGGCCTTCGAAGAAAAGATGGCCTACAACTCCACTAGGGCTGATCACACTCACGAAGCTCGACTCGCAGCAGGAGGGAAGAAGTTTTGACCGCCTTCCTCGTCTTTATCGTCACCTCCAGCCTGTGGTTACTAGTGTTTCACATGCGGATCACAAGCATCCGTATCGACCACAAGAACGAACTCATCTCGGTCCGTAATCGGGCCTACGATGTGGGATTTAGCGATGGCTACGAGGAGCGATCTCTCGTGGCCTTACGGGCAAACAAACCAACACCAGAAGAAATATGAGTAAAATCAACATCGGAGTCATCAACAAGTCGCAACCACTCACTAATGAGTTCTGTGCCTCATTCTTGGCCCAAGGCTACACCCATGTCGCGATCAATGATGGATCAATTTCCGACGAGGAGATGCGGGCTAAGATTGTCGCCCAGGAGTTGGCTCGCGAGGAGGAGCGCAAGAAGCCCACGGTATGGCATCGCTTGGAGGTAAGGCCCGAGCTAAAGCTTAGGCCACCACAGGAGCCTCATCCCCAGCCATTCTCTACGGCCTTTAAGAGGAGGTGGAAGAATTGAGTCAGCTTTATAAAAGTAAATGAACTCTAAAGAATTCCAAGAATATTGTGGAGCACTTCTCTCTGGTCATCAAGTCCCCAGTCCCAAGCCTAAACGCGCTCCTGGGAATGTCGCATTGGCAAAGGCACAAACTCAAAAAGCAGATAGCCGACGATTTCTTGTTGTCATTACAAGCTATCGACGCCGACTCCTCGACGAGGATAACCTTTGCGGGAAGTACCACTGCGACCTTTTGCGATACGCTGGCATCCTGCCTTCAGACGCGCCTGGACAAACGCAGATCCAGAATCGCCAAAGCAAAGTTAAATCCAAAGAAGACGAAAAAACGGTAATTGAGGTCACACTGATGGATGATGATTGATGAATAATGATGTTGACATGGGTTTGTTCATGCCTATCATGGTCCCATACAGATAGTCGCCCTATTCTCATTCGTCGCAGGCGCTTCAATCCGCACCACGCTCGACCAGCTACCCATGAAAAACAACCAGATCATCATCAATCGAGTCCCAGAATCCATCCACCAACTCGTCTCGGCTGAGAGCGACAAGGAAAACCGCACTATCCGCCAGCAGGTAATCCACATCCTGGAGGAGCGCTACGAAGGAACTCCTCTCGGCAAGACCCTGATGAGACTCACACAAAAGAAAGGAAGCAAGTAGATGACAAGAGAACGAGCAAAAGAGCTTTGGCCTGTAATACAGGCGTACTCCAAGGGAGAAGTTGTCGAGACTCATCCAGATGGTGAAGACTATTGGTATCTGTGCATATGCCCAAGCTGGCTTGATGGCCATCATTACCGCGTCAAACCCTGGACGCCACCACCACTCCCGCCTCACCTCGCAGATCGTGAGTGGCACATGCCTATTAAAGAGTGCTGGGAAGACGGTAAGAGGGCGTTGTTAGGCGGAGAGAGACGAGAACCTAAGGATGAATATCTTGATGGAGAGATATGGTTGGAAACAGAAAGTGCTGGCCTTGAGCTTCATTACCTTAACCGGGTCCCCTATCGCACAGCCCGCCCCCTTCCTGAGCTTACGCCCGAGCTAGTCCCTCTAGAAAGTGGCGACATCCGATCAGGAGACAGTCTGTGCGTAAAGGACGCAGAGGACACTTTGATTCTGCGAATAGATGGGCGGAAGGTCTGGTTTCTTGACTCAGATGGAGAGACCGTGTGTCGATTCCTCGACGAGCTAATGGTGTGCGGTGATTTCTACCGTAAATCAGGCACAACCGAGTGGTTGCCGTGCCATAAGGTGAAGGAGGCTTCGAAGTGATGAGCGTTCTCGCCTTCCATCGTCAGGCTATATCTCTCTCAACGGAGGGTTTTCGGAAATGCAGGCAACAGGCTCTCGCATCGCGTGATGCTGGTGATATTTATTCGGCCCGCTATTGGGGTCGATGCTCACGTGATTACTTTAAGGCAGCACGCGCTGCCGCTCAAAGCTTCCAGTCATGGATGGGAGGGTCGAAGTGATGCACCCATATAAAGCCAAGGAAATCCAAAGCCCAACACTTCGAAGGGTATTCCTAATCACATGCACCCCAATCCTCATCCTGTCTCCAATCGTTGCGGGCGTGGAAGCTTGGTTTGAGGTTACGTGCGATATTTGGCACGAGATGGTTGTTGTTTGGAGGGGCAAGTGATGAAGGGTAATAGCCTCATTCCAACAGAGGCCGAGCACGACGACCATTACGAGCCTAACCCCAAAGAAGAGTACGCTCTAGAGATCCCAGTCACACCACTCGCGCTTAGGCGCTTGCAGAACATCGAGAAACAATTGGCAGAGATTCAGAAAGAACACATCCATGAACCCACTTCCAGGAGACAAAAAAATAGGCACATTCGAGAAGCTCAAGCGCGGGGCATCAAAGACTAGCAAGCCGCGAGGGTTGATTGAGATCCCTGAGGTCGCGCAGCGTAGAGTCCTGAGCGTGAGTCAATTCATATGGAAGAATACTGCGAAGAAAGATGGAAAGGCGCATTGGAAATGGGAACCGTGCGGTGAGGTCTACGCAACATTCGAAGGCCCAACCGCAAACGAGTCAGCCGCCGAGTACATCGAACTCATGAAGACGCGCACGGTGGACAACGGCGAACAGTGCGTGGCGGATGGGGTGAGGCTGGATAAGCTCACGAAGTCTAGGGTTGGGGATTCGGAACAGATTGGGCTTCTATGAATGTTGACCAAACAGTTTGGGTTATACACACCCCCAAGGGCAAGAAGGTAGAGAAACTGTGTCGCGCCACTGTTAAGGAAATCCACGGGCCAATCGTTCGGCTGAGCGTTTGGACGGGATCGGCATTTGAAAACAAGAACGAAATGATCGCGAAGATTAAACTTACAAAACCGGAATGAACCCAATCCTAACTTACTTCAAGTCGTGCGATTCATCGACGCCGAACGCAAAGCGATACCTCGGAAACTGGTATGTGTGGGCCTACGACGGGGCGATGGAAGACTTCTTAAGGGATCAGACCTCGGTCAATGGAGGGCCTCATTATGAATAACTTAAAACCGAATGCTCCGATTGGGGATCTCACTCCACAGACAGAGGGCCAACTACCCTGCAATTGTTGGTGTACTTTGGGCGACTACAAGCAATGCACCGTTTGCCACGGCACAGGATGCCGCAATGGTCAGCCAACCTTAAAGGTTGGGACAGCCGCTGACAAAGCAGACCTGTGCCCGCCTCACTACGCAGGCACCGTAACTCCATGGGACTTACAGAAGTGCATGGTTTCTAGCGGCAACGCATTCGTGGATTCAAGGAGGACAGATGCTATCGAGTACTGCTTTAGGATGAAGGTAGACTTGCTGGGAGATCTCAGGAAAGCGCGCCATTGTTTGGACGAGGCAATCAAGGTAATGGAACAAACTGAACACTAAAAACATGAAGTACAATTTTACCAACGAAGAAATAAGCCGTCTCCAGCAGGTTTTTAACGAATCGTACCTCAATACAGGCGAGGCCTTTTACGCACAAGAAAACGCCATTAAGGCGGTCATAGCAGCCCTTCCCGAGCCTTCTGCCGCCTCCGCAGTTTTGAGGCCTATTGCGGAGATGCCGGGAGATGTGCCTAAGTGGTGCTTTCGACAGTATTTTAGAATTTCTGATGGTGACGTGGTCTTCTCTCATGCCAATGTGGATGCTACGTTCTTTATCGACATAGCACGCCCAACCAATCCTGATATTGAGCGCGCAAAGTTCGAGGAAACCTTCCCCAACCTAGACAAGGAGCTAACTCCATCAGGGATGTATAAGAACTGCTATTCCCAAGCATGTTGGGAAGGCTGGAGAGCAAAGTCGGAGGCTAAGCCATGACCACCACAGACCAACAAATAGCCGACCTAGAATCTCGGATAAAGCCTCTAGCGAGTCTCCTCGAAGGACTTCGTGCGGTTAAGCGCAAGGAGGACTCCGTGGAGTTCGTGAGGGTTAACAAGATCACCAAGGAGGATGTCGAAAGACCGGATGGGGATGATAAGCCTTGGTTCTTTGATATATGCAAGTTCGCTCGTTGGATGAGAGACAATAATTGCCAGCGCCGTTTCTGCACGTGGAATGGGCGGATCTACTTTACCTCGGACATCCTTACTGGGCGCATGCCTGGCACTCCTGGGTTGATAGAGGATGTGTTGTGAAAGTTTGCTGATCCGAGCAAGGATGAATGTGCTATGCAACTTCTAAAAGAATCGACACCCAGGGCCGCGAAAGAGCACCGATGCTCCTGGTGTGGCGAGAGCATTCCTGTGGGTTCGATCTACAGGCGGGTGACGCATGCAAGCTCTAACGACGGTTTCCAGGATCACAAATACCACCCCGAGTGTGAGTCAGCCTGCGTAGATTATTGCTCGAAGTCTTGGATGGGCATTTTTGATAAAGGTGAGGGGAAGAGGCCGATATGAAGCACCATTGCAACATCGAGGATCACGAGTGGGTTCCCAACCCCGAATCAGACAGCGGCACGTCTTGCCAAGTTTGTGGCTGCGACTTCGAAGATGCGGTTGAGATTCAGACAAGGAAGGACTTTGCTGAGGTGCCTTGGGAGTCGGAGGATGTGATGGATGAGTAAATCCTCTCGACAAGCGGTGGCGGCGGGGTATGGTTGGGGTGTCCGACAATTCACAAGCTACTGTTAAGGCCAGTAACTTCACATCGACAAAGCTTTCCCCGCTTCATGCCACCTTCATTGGTGGGCCTTACATGGAGCGGGATTTTTGTGCCTATACCTAATGTCCTTCCGCGTAAAAATTCCCTACCTCGACCAACTCAACGATGTCCGTTGGTTGCGGCGTCGTGACGAGATCCTAAAAGCCCATGACTGGGTTTGCCACGAATGCGGCTCAAATGCACCGCCAGCACGCGAGGTTCATCACCGCTATTACATCGTTGGAAGATACGCCTGGGAATATCCAGACTCGGCCATGGTGCCGCTTTGCTCGAGGCATCACAAAGCAGTTCACGACGCCGAGCATGAGGGAGAAATGATGGCTTGGGAAAAGATGATTACGCAGATCTTGGCCGACGTATGGATGCCTGCGGGCGCGGATACGATCTGTGAATTTTGTAAGATGCCATTCCCAGAAAATACTAATGGCGGCAAGGCTGGACGCCACCGATTCATCTGCGAACCATGCGCCAAGAAGAGCGAGGAGGCGAGGGTTTTGCCACTATGAATCTGGAACTAATGAAGAGACTAGCGAAGCTCGACCTTCCGGCAGACAAGCTGGTGGCCGTCATCGAGATTATAGAAGAGGCTCAAATCTCACCTAAACCTCAGAGATCTAGTAACGCTGATCGTCAAGCACGCTTCCGAAGTCGGAAAGTCGGCATCATTGATAATGAACAATCTACGAACACCGTAACAGGACAAGTAACGCCCATAGTAACGGATAGTAACGCCGCCGTAACGGATGGAGTAACGCCTCCCCTCTCCCCCTTTGCCCCCTCTTCCCAGGTTTCCTCCACACCTCCTTCCTTCCCTTCTCCCCCTATATCCCCCTCTACCCCTCCAAGTCCTGCGTCTCGCCGTCGCTCAAAACTCTCTGCTCCCGAGTTCCCCGACGACCTGCCGGAAGCCTACCGAGCCCCGCTAGCGCTGTGGTTCAGCTACAAAATCGAACGGCGGGAGGCCTACAAGCCCATCGGATGGAAGACCCTCATCGCCCAGCAACGGCGCTTTTCAGCAGGCCGAGTCGCGGCGGGAGTCGAGCTTTCAATGGCGAATAATTACGCCGGTTTGCTGACGGAGAAAACTCCAGAGGACACCGAGGATCTTCTGACCGCTGAGCCCGAACTTGACCTGATGGCGATGTGGCGGCAAACCCAAGCCGAGCGGGAGGCAAAGGAAAATGGATCTTAAGGTATCCGAAATATCCGAAAGGCTTTCCGCTCATGCGCCTCAGGTGGCAGCCATGCTGCTTCCTGGTGGTAGGGAATACGGCCAAGAATGGCTGTGTGGAGACCTGACTGGCAAGCCGGGTGAAAGCCTCAAGGTGACGATTCACAGCACGTATGCGGGCCAATGGGCAGACTGGGCGACTGGTGAGAAGGGCGACATGATCGACCTCTGGCGAATGACAAAAGGGCTGACTCCTGGCGAGACGCTGAAGGAGGTGAAAGCATTCCTTGGAATTGTTGACCCTGTGCGCCAGAGGGAGCAAAAGCATTACAGCAAGCCGCCACAAGCCAATACAGCAGCCCTCAGTATTGAGGGTGGGGCGATGAAATATCTCACGGGCACACGCCACCTTAGCCGAGAGATTGTGGAGGCATTGAAAATCGAGGGAGACCCAGTCAAAAAGGCTATTGTCTTTCCCTCTTACTCACCAAGGGGTGATTTGGTGAACCGGTCTTATCGGACCCTCACAGAGCCCAAAGAGGTTTGGCAAGACAAGGGTTGCGCGCCCTCTCTGTTCGGGTGGCAGGCTCTTCCAGAAGAGGCGTACAAGACCCGTCGTGTACTCCTGAGCGAGGGACAAATAGATTGCGCCTCGTGGCTCCAATGGGGAATCCCAGCCCTATCTGTGCCGAACGGCAGCGGATGCTCTTGGGTGGATTACGAGTGGGATAACCTCGCTCCGTTTGACACCTTCTACCTCGCCTTTGACCAGGATAAGAGTGGGGAGAAAATAGCCAACGAGGTGATGGCTCGCCTGGGCCGTCATCGGTGCTTGTTGGTGGCTATGCCGAAGAAGGATGCGAACGCCTGTCTTCAGTCTGGATACACCGCCAAAGATGCGGCTGAATGGGTGCAGAACGCCAAGATCCCAATGGTGGATAAGCTCGTCACAGCCCTCGACTTGGAGGAGCGCGTGATCGAGGAGCTGAGGCCCAAGGAAGAGGCCTTCACGCTACCTTTCCTTGGCAAACAATGGCCGTCTCATGGATTGTACTTCCGCCCATCGGAGGTGACGGTTTGGGGCGGCTATCCAGGAGCAGGCAAGACCACGATGCTAAACTTCGTCAAGAGCGCCATGCTCTCCAAGGGTAATCATATCTTCGAGGCTTCTATGGAGATGAAGCCCGAAGCCTTGATCGCGCACTTGATGAGGATGTTCTATAAGGAACCCACAGAAGCGAATGCTCGGGAGTTTGTGGCCCAAATGGGTCATATGATGCTTTTTGCCGATGTGAAGGGGCATATCAGCCAAGAGCGCCTTTTTGAGATGATGTGGTTTTCCTATCGACGCTATGGTGCCGAGCACTTCGTTATTGATTCCCTGATGCGCATAGATGGGCTGGATGAGAAGTTTCCCGAGCAGATCGAGTTCATGTCAAAGTTGTCAGAGTTTGCCCATGCCACCAAGGGGCACATCCATCTTGTTGCTCACCTACGCAAACCCACAGGGAAAGATCCAGGTCAGCCGGATATGAATGCCGTCAAGGGGTCGGGCGGGATTGTTGGAAATGCCGACAATGTTTTGATTGTGGCTCGCAACCCGAAGAAGGATAAGCTCATCAAAGAGGGAGGTATCACCCCTGACCAGAGGAATCAGATGCACGACACGGAAATCATCGTTGAGAAACAGCGCGCCTCGGGGTGGCTCGGAAAGTTCCGACTTAAATTCCACCCTCACACGCAATCATTCTCTTCAATGGCTTAAGGGGAGACCACCAACCAGAAAGAAACCTTGAGAAAGTGTTTGTTGCAAAGTAGAAAATGCGTATTGTCGTGTATATGGGTAAATCAATTCGAATCACTGAGTCTTGCCACAAGCGTGTGCGGATGGCGGCAGCAGCTAACGGGATTACCATTTCCGATCTAGTGCAAGAGGCGATTAGTTATTACCTGCCTAAGGGCAGCTCGAATGAAACGGCTGAGCAAGCCAAACCCACCAAGAAGAAGGGAGGAAAGGTGTTGTGAGTATCGACACACAAAAACTACGCATAGCCCTAGCAGAATCTGCTGGGTGGACTGACTGTGGATATGCAGGATCTGGAGAGGAGAGGACCACGCCATTGACTTACGGCGAACTGTGCGGAGTGAATCCATCGCTTTTGCCACAAGTTGTTTACCATGTTCTCCCGAACTACCCCGAAGACCTAAACGCTGCTGCTGAGTTGGAGAAGCGTCTGAGTGAGAATGAACTCCCTCATTTTGAGTATCATCTCCGAAGAGTTATGTTCAGGGACGACAAGGACGAATTATGGGTTCCTTGGCGAGTTGCAGCAACATACGTGTGGCACGCCAGCGCCCTGCAAAGGTGCATCGCTTACGCACTAATTAAGGAGATAGAGATTCACGAAGGGGAATAAAGACATGAGCAACCTACACGCCCTAGCCCAATTCCTCGAAGAAAGCGAGATTGGCACAGCGCCCGAGGCGAGAACCGAGCAAACCCGTGCCGACTGGCTTAAGGTTGCGGAGATTGCGAGTGAGTTTCTTTGCGGGTGGAAGCCGATTGAGGAGTCTCCCAGAGACGGCTCTAAGGTTCTTTATTTCAATTCCAAGCTAGGTGAGAGGGTGGGTAATCAGCCGCCTGGATGTACGCGTGGATTATGGCGTCTCAATGAGACAACGGGCATGTGGTCAGGAAGTTCGTATTTAAGAACCGAGCTTGATACCCACTGGCAACCCCTACCTGAGCCGCCTCAGTGATTGAGCGAGGATTTATCTAAACATCTAGAGGAACTAAAACATGAATGATACAGACACGCCAAGGACCGATAAAGAAGCATTCTTTTATCGCCCATATTCGTCAGAAGCGGAAGACGAAGAATGGGTGCAAGCTGGATTATGCAGAGATATCGAGCGAGAGCTCGCCGCTGTGACCAAGGATCTATTGGAGTCTGAGGCACAGAGGCTTGAATGGGTTCAGCGATGCACGAGCTATGCGGACCAATTGAGGCAGGTTAGGGCGCGAGAGGTTAGGTATCGCGCAATTTTGGGAAAATTAATGCTCGCCGAAAGGTGGAGTTGCGATGTTTTCACCGGCCTCCTAGGACCAGAGAATGATGGACCTTGGGTGATGGTAGATCATGAGGAGATCGAGTCAGCACTGGCCGCGCCTGTGCCCGACTGTCCGCCAAGCGGGCCAACAACAGACGAGATACTGGATTGGCTGGAATCATGGCTATCGAAAAAAAGCACTATCGCTATTCAGGAGTTCGATCACGACGGGCGCAGGATGTTTAACCGCGTTCTGAATGTTATAAAGATGAAGGGTCGTGGCGGCGAAGATGAAACCCTGCGCCAAGCCATCGCGGCAGCCATGAAGGAGGATGCACAATGAGCCCCGAGAAACAACGCATAGCCATCGCGGAGGCGTGTGGCTTAACTCCATGGTTGGAATGCCATCGACACGGTGAAGTGGGAAGAGAAAGAGCCGAATCTTTGGGAGGAGGTGATCTTGGCTGTCCTTGGTGTGCCTCTGTATTAATCCAGAAGGATCTCCCAGACTACTTGCACGACCTCAACGCCATTCATGAGGCAAAGCGCCAGTTGCTCGCCACTACTGGTTTATGTAACGATTTCCAGGTTCATCTTTTGAGCGAGCGGCCAGCGAGGCCAGTGAGGTATGAAACGGATAAGTGGACCTGGGGACAGGAAGCCGCAATACAAGCAGTCGCGCTACTTCGCGCCATCGACAAGTGGGAGGACGAGTCATGATCGACCCATTTGAGTATATTCGGACCTATTACCAAGTTCCCGCAGAGAAAGGGAGGCGAGTCGAGGTGAAGTTTAAAGGTAATCGCCAAGGCGTTATAACCGGCGCGAGAAACCAATACGTGGAGATCCAATTCGACGGAGACAAAAAGCCATCTGGGGTCTTCCACCCTACTGATGGCATTAAATATCTAGGAATTGGAGATCTACCAAAGATCACACGCTCACAGGAGCGTTACCATCGTTACCGCGAGGTTGCGGATTGCTTTGATAGCTTTGGGCAGTTTCTTTTACACGAAAAGGATGAGCGCTCAGCCAAGCGCCTTGGGTTTAGACATGCAGGCGAATATAGGGATTGGCTGAGGGAGTACGAATTATGAACAAATCCATCCAAGAAGAGATCCTGTGCGCCCTCTGGCTCATCGCCGCCTTTGAGGCTAAGCAGGCTGGAATTCCAGAATGGGCGTTTTGGTGTCTGATCGGCAAGGCGTGTTTGGATGGTATTTGCGCAATATCAGCAGCATTAAAGGGGGCGAAGGAGGACTCAAGATGAGCTGCACCACAGGCCTTAGCGCCATCACAGAATCCTCCTGTCAAGATGGGCAGCTAGCTTTTGAGGCTTGGCTTGAGCGTGAAAGCCCTAGCGGAGATCATGATTCAATAATGCGCCAATGGGTTCACAGCACCGATTTTGAGGATCTCAAAGATTCAGAGGATGTGAGCAAGCTGTGGGAGGACTACCAATAACCTCAACGATCATGAAGATAATATTCCTCGACTTCGATGGCGTCCTTCTGACTTGCCGCACACGCCTAGGCAGTAATGGTCGAAGTTTCAGTGATTGTCCTCCTGACCCTTTGGCTTGCGGATTGCTTCAGCGCATATGCAAAGCGGGCTGTCAGATTGTTGTCTCCAGTACATGGCGCGAGACCGCTAATTGGCGCTCTAAGCTCGTAGAAGGGTGTCTGGAGGCCTTCCTGCACCCCGAAGACCCCACAACCCCATGCCTCCATGCGTTCGGCACCAGATCTCGCCCAAAGGAGATAGAAGACTGGCTGGAACGTCACCCCGAAGTGACAGACTACCGCATCGTGGATGATGATGCGTGGGAGTGGTTTCCTGGGCAGGAAGAGCATTGGGTGCAATGCGACCCTGCCAATGGCCTGCAAAGCTCGGAGATGCATGATCTCATAGCGTGGATGGACCTACAGCCGCACACGCTTCCCAGGATCACGGTAAAGAGAATCGAACAATGCGGAGATGATGAATTATGAGCGATACACCAAGAACTGATCAAGTGATAGACGATGGGCACAAGGCCGATGTGATTGCAAATCACGATGACCTTACCCATTACATGATGAGCGCCGGACGCCTTGCGGGCCATGCTCGAAATCTCGAACGAGAATTAACAGGCCTCAGCAAACAAGGAGACGAGGCCTTATTCGCTAAGGAGCAGTCCATCAATCGCGAGGCGGAACAGATGGCACGTGCGGATGCGCTTGCACGCTGGAAATACGATATGCTCCAGCTTGAATCGGAATGGGACGAGCAGGCTCTAGCCAAGATGCTTGGAGGCGAGTTGGGTAAGAGTTGCCGCAAGATTATTCAGGAGAAGGTGCCGGAGTTGGTGCGCCGTTTGGAGGAATCGCGAGCTAGGGAGGCTGGGTTGCGATCCGCTCTTAAGAGGGCGCTGAAGACATTCACGGCCCTTGAAAAGCTTGGCGGATACAGGAGCGTGGAGGCGGATGGCAGAGATTCCAAGTTGCCTCCCAACTGCGTCCTGAGAGCTGTGATCGAAATATCTCAAGCGTTAGCCGCGCCAAGGTCGCCTTCCGACACGAACTTTGCTGAGGCACTCACAGGAACGACTGAGCGCAATCCTAACGGATGCGGATGCTGGACTTGTAACCCCAAGGCTTCCTGGTTTGTTGTTTGCGATATTTGTGGAAATAAGCGCTGCCCACACGCCACTGATCACGCACTAGGTTGCACGGGCTCAAATGAGCCGGGACAAGAGGGTAGCGTTTTCTCGGCCCTTAAATAACCTGGACAACAGCCCCAGAGGAACTCACATTAGGCGCATGAAACTCACCCTCTTATTCCTCGCCGCATCTCAACTCGTTTGCTGCACGACCTCCACCTCCACTACAACTGACGCTAAGGGAGTAGTCACTATCACGCAAACACGGAAGGTGGACATGGATGTCTTTACCAAGACTGCGGACACGATCACGGTTTTGGCGGATCGGTATAGCGGTAAGTAGCAGTCCCATCTCAACTATGAGACAACCCCTCACCATCTATGGAAATTAGAAAGCAAGCTACAGGTTCAGCGTCAACGGGTTGCAGCGAAAGTGAGGAATTTGGGGCCTCTGCTATTGAGACTAGTGGGGATGAAGGCGCTAAAAGTAACGACCACTCACAACTCCTAAAGCATAATCAAAGCAGTACTCGGCCAAGCCGCGATCAGGCCACCAATACTTTAACAGGAACTCTTTTGTTAGCTTGGGTGGAAAGGGGAATGAAATTGGCATATCAGACATTGGCCCTGGTATGTGGGAAACGGCGAAACGGTGACATCCCGAAAGCGCCACCCGCGCCCAATATCGAGACTCTTCATTCATCTTTACCCCTGCATATTCAGCGTCGTCGAATACTAGAGAAATTAGGGGATGATGAGGTTTGTAGGCTTGTTCCATGGACCGCGCAACTTGGGCCAATGCCTCCCCGAAATCCTGATTTGGCACTGGTTTATGCTGAGGCCGAAAGGTTGATCCTGGAAGACCATCAAGTGAAGCCTTAAGGGAGTAGGCTAGCCACTTCCATCTTTCCTCATCTGTCTCAGCTTGATTTGGTTCTTCTTGTTCCATCCACGCATCCCGCCAGAAACCCACCCAAAATGCAAACTTTAAGCAAGCCATCAAACCAATGGACGTTCAGCATCGTCCAGACATATGAGCGCGATGGGACCGCTTACTTCGTGGATGGATTTGGCTGCGAGCAACCCTACATACCGCGCCAGGATCGGTTAGTGTTTACGATAAACACACCGGATGGCGTGCGAGAGATTGACGCCTTTTCAGCCTCGACAACATCTCAGGATCTAGAGGCTTGCGGAATCGATGTGGGCCCCGATTGGGCGTTTCGTACGGGCGTGCGATGAATGCCGAGGAAGGCGCTCATCCCAGCAAATACTATGTCAACCAACACCCACATTGTCAGCCTGCCTTTAGGCCAGCTTCCAGAGCCTGATCGTGCCGTCTTGGGAACTGAGGTAGTTGCCCTTGGGCGGGATGCCATGGACCCTAACAGGGCTGGATTTTATGGCGGTCGCCGCCTCGCCACGAGGGAGGAGCTTGTACGCAGCTTCGATGGGGAAGGCGGCCTCCCGGCTGGCTGCTATATAGGTGACAGTTCCGAATGACCACTCCCAGAGGTTCCATTGTTCTTCTTGGCTCATCCCCGCATCCCAGCAAATCTCCATTGCCCTCTCAAGCCTAATCCGTTACTCTCATGCTATGCCACGTCGTCCGACAACCCGCAAGACTCCGCGCAAGCTCCACGGCCAGGAGGCGGAGCAGGGGGTGCGCAGCGCACAGAGCGCTTTGGCGCGCATCATCTCCAAGTCCGATCCAGGGGGAACTAAAATCCCAAAAAAGAGGGCTTAGGCAGAGAGTTTCTCAGGGAGGCGGAAAGCCTAAGAGCGTCCTCTTTGGTGGAAGGCTCGTTGGCATTTTGAGTTCGTTCGTACAACGAAATTTCCGTGTCTTTGCATTTGCTCCCGTTAAAATCCTGGTAGCCCTTCCATGCATTTTGAGCGCGCTTCTTTTTCTTCTCCCCGAGGTAAGCCATGCACAACAATACAGCACCTTCCAGGGGAGGGATGGAAGCTCTGTGTGCCTCCAGGATTTCCTTTGGATAGATCATAGTGGACACGGCCTGATCAAAGGCGTACAACTTAGCCAAGACGTCTCTGATGTGAGAATCACGCTCTTTGGCGAGCGCCCACAAGAAGGAGATCCACGCAACAACGCCTCCGCTTACAACGGGGGCCCCGAGCTTGATCAATTCCCACCACCAAGTGTTATGAAAGGCGGCTACGATCATGAGGCTCTTTGGTTGCTTTGGTCTTTTGTGGGTCCGTTTGTCGGGGCATTTGTTGTGCTATTTGTTCTCGGGCGCAAGCTTAAGGCGATGCAATCCTCGCCTTAAATCACCCCAAACCCAGACGATTCCAATCTAAACAAGGCCGGCGCGACAAACTTATGACATTAAAACCCCAAGAATTCGCCTCCAGCTTGGGGGTAGCGTTTGCTGAGTTAGGGCAAAAGGTTGACGTTGCATGGTTGGCCTCTACATCGGCCTTAAGCCTAACCTTCCCCGATCAGGGGAAGATGAGCGTTTCGATCTTTGGGGTTGGTTTTCTTCGGGCCCAGTGTAGCCAGCGAGGTTTAGGGTTAAGCTCGCATGTTTTCTTTAGAGATCAGTCTTGCAGCCTGATAGGAGGTGGGAACGAAGGCAACTTGGTCGCCGGTACTACCGCTTTCCGCGCTCCATGATAGCGTGATTGAATTGTCATGTTGTGGACCACTTTCACGAAGGCCGACGTCAAGACTAACTCCTTTCCATTTGATTTGAAGATTGCGACTTTGCACGAATCGGTCATACCGACTTGGGCCTTGTTGCTCGCCATCGGAAACGTACTCCATGATGGAAATTGGCGATGGGGTTTGGTTGTCACGCCATTCCTTTAGTTCACGTACGGCGGTAAAACGTTCGCCCTCCAAGCTTCTGAAGGCGTCTTGCGCCCATTTTGGGAGTTTGGCTAGCTGTTCTGGTGTTGGTTTCATATTCGGTTCTGTTTGTTTTGGGTTTAACCTTGAGTTGTCGCGAGGGCTGTTAATTCCTGGCAAGGTAAACCAGGATGAAGGCCATAATAATAAAGAGCAGGCCAAAACTAATGTTCAGGCGGTCGGCTTTGGGTTCGGGTAGGCGTTGCATGGGTGTGTGTTTGTTTTGAGGTTAGAGGGACATATCCCGCGCAATTAGGCGAGCGATAGATAGGCCAGACGATTCCGCCTTGGCTTTAAGAGCGTTCCATTCCTTATCCGTGAAGCGCAAGGAATGCTCGTTCGTGCGTTGATCTTCAGGGAGCGGTGGGCGTCCAACAGGGCGGACTAAGGGTGGTGATGGCTGTTTGTCTGCGAGTAGTTTAGAGAGGAGAGTGCGGGGTTGTGTCATGGGGGTAGGGGGTGGTGCGGGCTGTTTATTGGGTGAGGGTGATGTTCTTATCCGTTGTCGGGATGACCCGCGTATTGATTGAGAACCTTCAAAACCCCGTCCTTGGTAGGTTCCACCTCAATTGGAGTTACCGCGAACGAATGTTCCGTAGAGGCTTGCTTTCCGTCTTGCAGAGCCGAACGCTCCGACGCATGGAAGGCGTAGCCAGTATGTTGGTCATCCGAAAGTCTATTAAACGATACGCGATATAGTTTCATAGCTTATGGTTAAGTGGTAATGAGCTGCTGTTGTATCCACGAGTTTTTGCCCACTGTTTTGCTCGCTTTCCGAAAGGGTGCGGAGGGGAGTAGCCGTGGCAGTAGTGAATTTGTTTTGTGATAGGCCATAAAATGGCGACGGTTTGCTCGCCTATCATGAGACGATCATGATGGCAAAGAGGATCTTGGGTAGACGGTTTGCGTCGGGTGGTAAATGAAATGCAGCTCATAGCTTTTAGTTAGGTAAAGGTTTCAACTACTCGATGACAGCCGCAAGAATGCCGTCGCCACCCCAGTCAGTCTGCATGCCTTCAGGGATCTTGACCCGCTCGGCGTCCAGCTTGAGAGCGTGGCCGCGGGCGTCGCCGTTGATAAAGAAACCCTCGGGGACATGGCCGAAGATTTTCACGATTTCGTCTTTGACATAGCAAATAAGTGCGTCCCAAGCTAGGGAGGAATCGGCACGGTAATCGTGAATCAAAGGAGCCTTCCCCTTGAAGGGGGTGGTGGCTGTATCGCCGTTGCAATACGCTTCGGCGTGACGGTGCGCGACGCCCTCCAGCTTGCGCAGTGCGCGCCAGATCTTGAGCCCGTCTTTGCCGTTAGTGGCGAGGCTGGCGAGTGCCGTGTTGTGTGCGTCTCTGCGCGCTTGGATGTGGAGTTGCTTTTGTGCTTTGTCGGTTTTCATAGATTCGGATTTCTAATACTCGATTTGTTTTTGATCTCTTCAGTATGGCCTTGAGCCATAGACTCCCGATTAAAGGAGTTTCGATCCTTAGGCGTTCGTGTCTTCGGTGGCTGGGAGTTTGGCGAGGGTGTAAGCATCCCAAGTTTTGCCGCTCCCTGTTTTCTTTAGCGTCCATCCGTAGCGATCGAGTGCCGCCATGATAGAACCTTCCCCGCACCCACCCTTTGCCCAAACTGCATGGTATCCACCGGAACCAATGGGGAACAGGAAGCGGAGGAAATCGGCGAGGCATTGCGAAAGCTTGTCATAACCGCATCCTGACACGTTGGTTGCCTTGCCGTTGTGAGTCATGATACGCGGATTACTGCCCCACGTTGCCGAGTCGATCCATTCGACATGAAAGCATTGGATATTGCTTTGATTGCCCTCACGAACGATTTTGTCGCACCAATCTTTTGCGCGCTTTTCGCAAGTTGTCAGTTTAGGGGTCTTGGTTTTCTTGACGGTAGGCGGGGTATTACAGGCGTTATAAACCTCTTTCGGAATATCCCCTGCCGTATCTTCCGCATGCCATGTGCCACCATTTCGGTAAAACCAAGAGGTAAGAAACCCGCAAGGGTGTTCGAGTTTACCGGTAGAGGGGTAAAACTCCCAAGTGCCCGACTTGTGAGGTATCTTGAAGGAAGGCGTATTTTCTGTTTTCATGATGTGCTTTCGGTTAGCGGTTACTCGATTTCTGATTTACTGAGCGCTTGCCGGGGTTAGAGCCCCGTTGCGTCTGGCTTTCTCGCCAACTGCGCGAACAATCATAGGCGAAAGAAAGGATGAGCTGGCGATGAAGTCCCCACAAAAGCGTAGGACGTATTGAGGTTTTCCGGATTCGTGGCCCGTGTACTCTTGGGTGATAGTGTAGCGGGAGTCGGATTTGATGGGGTGAGTCATATTGTTACTCGATTGTTCTTTTGTTCGGCTTGCTCTAACCCATTAACGTAACGTATATAAGGGAGATTGCAATGGGTTTGTGTGAGGTGGGAATATTCTATTCGGCGCTGCAAAGTGCAGACTCCAAAAGCGCGTATTCTTTTGCCGTCTCTTCGATGTGATAATCGATAGATGCCCTTGCCGAATCCATGAGCCCGCTTTTCTCATGGTCGGAGCCGTAAAACCCCCACACGCTTCCTTCCTCTAATTCGTTACCTTCAGGATCGGTGATAGAAGTGATGCCGTAAACGTCGCCCCATGCCCAAGCTGAATAAAGGTCAAAGGCAGACTCACAAGCCGATTGCACGTTCTCGGGCGCAATGCCTACGTCACCTATCCACTCGGGGGTGGCGATGACAAGAACAAGCGTGGAGTCACC